CAAGGATGCAAAAGAGTGTTGGAATGAAATGCTGAAACATCAACCTTTTGGGTGGGTTAAAACAGAAGAGGGCTATGAACAAATTTTTCATGTAAATGAAGGCGATGATTTTAATTCAACATTTAAATACTGTACATTTGCTGATGGCACTCCATTTGGCGTAAATGTGGAGGAATAGTTATGGATAAAAACGTTTGTGATAATACATTAATTTTTGGTAGTTGCCATGCTAGAAGCTGTATTGAAGTACCTTCTTTGAAAGCAGGAAAGGCTAAATGGAAGGCTTTTTATAAAAAGTTCCCTTGGCTTAAAGGTCAACCTTTCTATCTTAGACGTTCTTGCGTCTGGAATGGTGGTGAAAGAAATTTGAAGGCAATAAAGATAAAACTTAAAAAGATATAGTTATGGCATGGGTAGCAGTAACAAAACAAGGAAGAGAATTTATCTCAATGTGTAAGCCAGTAAGAGTGACGGATGAAGATAACTATTATGGTTGGAAAGATACATTTACTGAGATTTCTCTTAATAGTGGTAGCATTAAAAAACTCATCGGAAGAGAGTTATCTTGGAGCGATGAGCCAGTCGAACTTAAATAATTGTAGCTTATGAAAATAGAAAATATCAAGTTCAAGGCTAAACGTCTTGACAATAACACTTGGGTAGAAGGTTACTTCTATGTTGAATGCGGTAACACTTACATCATCGAGGATAGGCAGAGGGAATCAATGCTTAATAGAAACGAGGCACATCAGGTTGACCCTTCTACCGTCTGCCAGTTCACAGGACTGAGAGATAAGAATGGAACACCTATCTATGAAGGGGATATAGTTACATACAAAGATAACAATGCCGAGAGAAGAGGCGTTATTGTTTGGGATAATAAATCAATAGCATTCTGCTTTGGGTATGGTTTCTTCTTATGCCATTTCCCATCTGAAAATATGGAAGTCATTGGCAATAAATTCGATTAAAAGAAATAGCTTATGAATATAGGAATATTATATCTTTGTATGGGTTTTATCTACATCCTGCTTGTTTGCTTGGATGGAGAAGATGTAAAACCGAAATGGAAACAATGGCTAGCTGACAAACTAGGCATCAAACCAAAGATAGAGGTTAGATATATAAAGCCACAAGTTATTAAGCTTCATTCAAGAGTTGCAATGTCAAGCTTTGAAATGCAATACTATTGCCGTGACAAATCTGGCATGGAACAATTGAAGTGAAGAGCAATAGAAAGTGTGTATGATGGCATTCTCCGGGAAATGAAGGCAAACGAATTGGTTCCCATTTCGCAATATAATGACATTTATAGTAATAACACTATTTATGAGGGGACATGTGAAATTTATAAAAACAAGTAATGTATGAAGATTAGACAAGCTAAGAAAATTATGAATATTATGGAGAGAGGAACGGACACACGTTACTTCGATTCCAAATATACATTTAAGAAAGAGAGTAGATTCATTCCTAGATTAAAGAATCTCTATCAGAAAGCAACTATCAGATGGAATAAAGTAAATATGCCGAGTGCTAACGTTAGTTTGTTTCGTTCAATTTTGAGAATTTCAAAGGAGTGCGGTCGTTGTAAATATTTCAATGGTATATTTGCAGGAGAATGTACTAAGCTGCATGAGAATGTTGAAAGCAGTGATTGGTGTCATGGAACGTTTTTCCGCAGAAAGTGAGGCTGACATGAAAATAAGACAAGCAAAGAAGATAATAAAGCAAGTCTATAAAACCCGATATTGGGCTTATAGACAAGGCTATTATTGTGGCAAAACGGATGTTGGAAAGCTAGCTGGAGACCATCGTTTGTTAAAGGCTATGCGTCTTACACAGAAGTGGGAAATCCGCAAGATGCGAAATAACATATTGAAGAAGAATCCGTTCAAACCGAGAGACCTTCGACGTAGTGCTTTAAAATTAATGAGATATGGATGTAGCAATGCTTAATCGTAAAATTCTAGGTGTTGACCTAGAATACAAAAACGTTTATATTGATGCGGAGAACACGAGGATGATACGTGCCAAATTACCTTATGGGTATTGCGATTTGGTTCGCACAGATGTATGGATTGGTCGTGTGAATCATCCGGAAGAGCATGATATTGTAAAGTATACGGCAATCTCTTGGTATGGAGAAGAATTTGTTGGTGGAGTTGATTTAGGTCGCAACTACATGCATGCTAAATATAAGTTCTTCGAGTTGGTTGTGAATAAAAAATATATTTTGGAAAAGAAACATAAGAAAAATGGAAATGAAAGATAACAAAATAGTCCTTGACATCCCTAAAGGAATGGAAGTGGACATTGAAAAAAGTGACCTGAAAGCTGGTGTTATTAAGCTTAGAAAGAAGGTAATCTGTTATAAGGATGTCATATTAGCTTTAGCTGAGAATGATGTTAATCCTGTTGATATTAAAGTACCTAACGAGGTTGCTGGAAAGATAGTTGCATTAGCACGGTTAATGACTATAGCAAAGTACTATAATGGAGATTGGAAACCGGATTGGAATTCTAATGAATGTAAGTATAATATTATGCGAACCAGCGAATATGGTATTACTTCTTGTTGTAGTTATAATGAAGGAGCTATTTACTTCAAGAACAAAGAAGATGCCCAAGCAGTTATTGATAATCCGAATTTCAGCACCATTCTTGATGTAATCTATAAGGACTAAGGCTTATGAAGGAAATGTTCTTTAAGAGTGTAAAGTTCCGTGAAGTTCAACATTGGGCATTCACAGATGAATATATAACCGCATACGTGTCGGTGAACAATGTTCCTAAGATACACCTAAGTGTTAATACACCTCGTGACGAATATGGGTTTGCGAAAGGCAAACCAAAGCGTTACTTTAGAGTAGGGTTAGGGAAATGGCTCACCGAACGAGCGTTTGTTAAAAAATATTTTAGTGAAGAATGAAAAAATGGAGAATAAGGACGAAATAATCAATGAGTTTCTGAATAGTTTGTGGCATCACGCAAGTGAGGCTCCTGACTTGGATAGACGAATCTTGTATGTATATAAGCCTAATGGTGAGATAAATCCACCAATATATATCAGAGAGGCTACATACGAAAAGATACGTTGGAAGGAATGCGGTTACAAGCCAATAAATCCAGAACGGATTATTATTCGTTGGCTCTACTTGGATGAATTGTTTCCTAAGAAAGGAGGTGATAGCAAATGACCGAGGCAGAATTTAATAAGTTTGTACTTGTATTAGAGTACGAGGCGTTTCGGTTTTCAAGAAGCCAAAAAGAATTTAAGGAACATCGAGTAGTGATAGAGCAGTCTTTCAAGATAGGAGGGCTGTTCATTCTTCGAGAGTTGGAAAAGTATTTTAATCAAAAGAAGTAGGAGTATGAAAAAAGTTTCTTTGACTGATGATGAGCTAGAATTACTTATTATCGGGCTGCATTGTGTAGATAGGTCTAATTATAACAACTACGGACGATATTACGATTCTTATGATAAAGTGTCGCAAATGAAGGAAGAACTTAGGATTAAACTTAAGAGGGAGTTGTATAATTTTTAGTTTTGAATAGTAGCTTAAATATATTAAGATATGGAATTAAAGATAAAAACGAATCATGCATTACCTTGCCGTACAGAGGTATTCACAATTAACGGAAAGAATGCCGAACAAAATGATTTTGGTGATATGTATGACCATCATGCTCAAGATGCAGAGCCTTATGCTTGTGCCGATATGCACTTTGACCCAAAGCCTCCAACAAAGGAAGTACTAAACCGCTATAATATAACGGATAAAGAATATTATGACATCTGTAACGAACTAGAAAGCGAGTTGTACGTTGGTCGTTGCGGATGGTGTGTTTGATAGTATTTAAGAATAAACAATATAAGCAATGACAAAGGAAGAAATATTGGAAAAGGCATCTGATTTTGAGGATGAAGATGAGTTTGTGAAGTGTGATAGATTGCCGTTCACTGAGGAATGGTGGCTTTTGCATCAACTAGTGTATCATCTTGGCTTGACTTGTACCTATACAGGTCGTGGTTATATAATTGAAAAACTTAAAGATTAGTAAAATGAAAGCGAATGATTATTTGAAGGCTATGCAAGCTATGGACGAATTGGATAGACTTGTAACTAGTGTTTATCCGGATAAGTTCAAGTTGGTCTGCAAGAAGCATGGAATAGATGAATGCGAGGCGATGAACATGTATTCGTACTTGCAAAAGATGCATAAAGGTCAGTCTTGGTTAGTTAGATACAAGCCATTGGAATATCTAGAACGTGTATTAACACTAGCCAAAGAAGCTTATGCGTCTTACATGAACAACGGCTTGATTCTAAGTATGGTCAATTTTGGTGATAAGTACACAAGAATACTTGTAATCTTTGAGAAAGATGGCGTGAGAAGCCAACAGGAATTTGACCTTAGAGAGCAAAGAACATATGTGGATATAGCGGACTTTATTGGAAATGGTTACTCCATCGTATCTGTTATCCGTCAGTCTGACAATGTTGACAGCGCAGAGTTTGTTGGAGAAAAGGATGAGCGAAGTCATAGTATTCCTATTTACGATGGTGATGTAATGCTTTGTTACGTGAATAAACCGGAATTTTGGAGTTCCGATTGGCGTAATAGCGGACTTTATATTTGTGAGAGCGGCTCATATCATAGATTGCTATACACACCGAATAAGGGGTACGTAAGACATGGAGAGCCTGATGTAGATGAAGACTTCACCCTTGATATTGGGGAAGAATCCTTCAGTAGTTATGTTATGACTTTAGACCAGTCTTGGTATAAGTTGGGTAATGTTCATGCAGGTATAGGCTTTTTGAAGGAGAAGGAATAGAAGTGTTAAAGGAGAGGAATATCATTTCCCCTCCTTTGCCTTAATCTCCAGCTCGATAGGCTTGCCACAATGAGGGCAGATGATAGCCGGAGATTGCGGAATGGATGGCTGCTCTGGTTGTAGCTCCTTTGGTGTCTCCTTGTAGAATAGCCTCCAAATTGGCACATCTAGGATTTCGGCAATACGTACCAATGTATCAAACGATGGGTTCGCTTTATTATTAATAATGTATGATACCGATGTTTGAGCCATACCAAGAGCCTCTTGTAAGGTCTTTGACATGATGCCTTTTTCTTTCATTACCTCTTTAATATATAGAGGCACATTGCTTTTCTTGTAATTCATATACGATACTATCTAAAGTTTTTGAGTGCAAAGATACGCAATTATACGATATAAATGTATTAAATTCTGTAAAAATACGACCACTTATTATAAATAAGCGTTAAATATTAGATTAAATCGTAAGTTTTAGGCAAAAACATTTGGAAGATATAAGATAAAATCGTATCTTTGCAATGTCTTTAAGAGATAAAGGCTTTAAAGTTTAACTATTAATTGCTGTTATGCAGCCGAGTCGGCACTCGTAAAACGGTTTGAGGATATGACTACTTCAATTAAGAACAAGATGAGAAAGGTAATGCAGTTGGCACATAGAGCCTATCAGTTGAAATCAAGTTCAATGTCTTGGGTTGAGTGCTTGAAACAGGCTTGGCAGGTCGTAAAGCTTGAGGCAGCGATGAAGACCAAGGTGGTAGAGTTCTTCTTTATGAAGATGAATGGTGAGGTAAGACAAGCCTTTGGTACTCTCCTTCAGAGCCACATTGACTATACTCCAAATGGTACAGGTCATGTAGCAGCAAGAGATTGCATCCGCTATTGGGATGAAGAAAAGGGCGCATGGAGACAATTCAAGGCTTACAACTTTTTGCGAGTTGCATAAAGATATATACACGTTCTAAGGTGTTTGGCGAGGCTTTAATAGGGGTGAGCCTTTAATCACCCCTTTAGTTTAGGACTTTTAAATTAAAATCGAATATGTTACATTCTGAGATTGTTAGTGAGTTGAAGAACATTGGTGTACAAGTAAAACCATATAATGTTCAAGATGGCTTTATGGATATGTTCGTAAATGGTGAGGTTTACGATATGTTTGTGAAGTTTGTAAAAGAGAACAACTTAGAAGTGATATATGATAACATTCATCATTGGGATATTTTCACATGGTGTGATGCTACAATTTGGTTTTAATCACAAATAGAGTATAAGATATGGAGACAATTGCTAAGTGTTTGAAAGAAGTGTTCTACAAAGGGCATCATATTACCAAGGTGGAGGACGTATTCGGTCAGGTATTCGTTCGCATTGATAATGTAGTTGAACCGGACTATGCTAGCATAGCAGAGGCGAAACGTGTAATCAATGGTAAAGCCCCAAAGTGGTTTAATGATGGTTATATGTGGGACGAAGCCAGCAAGAAAGTTGTAAAAGACCCTAACGCTTTCCGATGGGAGGAGTAAGAAAACATAAGGTAAAGAACTTAAAACAATTGGTTATGGAAAAGTTTATTGATGGCAGTTATGTATTCGAGAAAACAAATGAGTTTCCGGATGGCTACGAAATTTGGGCGATTGGCCGAAGAAATTTCGAGCACAAAGGCTACGTACCATTGTGTGAGGTTGATGAGAACTATAACGTAAAAAGAGATACCTTGAAGGCTTTGAAAGTAAAGGATGAAGCATTTGCTTTGGCTTTACTCTATGAAGCCGTTAAACGAGGAGTTAACAAGAAGAAGTATAACAGAATGATTAATGCATAAGAAAATGGATGAGAATTTTCTGAATGTGCTCTATATCGAGCACATGGATAAAATAGGCGTTTTAAAGGACGATAAGGACGAAAGGGTATCAATTATCCTTGGGACGGACAAAACGCTTGTAGAACGCAAGAGAGACGGCAAAACGTACCTTCTTGTACCATTGACAAAGAACCACACCTTTGTCTGCAAGGGTAATTGCATTGATGTGGATGGTAAGCGTATCAAGAGTGAAATCTTCTTTCGTAAGGATGGTACGCAGTGGATTGAGATCGATAAAGAAACGTTATCTAAGGTAGCGTAATAAAAGGAGGTTTAAGCTATGAAAGTATATGTAGTAATTTCTTCGTACCAACACGGATTGGGTGAAGCTGTTGAGGTTGATGCAGAAGTCTTCGATACCAGAGATAAGGCTAGAAAGGCGATAAGACACAGAGGAATGAACACTTTGGAGAATTACAAGCGAGTTTTGAATTGCGATGATTATCTATACAATATCTCAGATTCTTTCTTCCATATCTCAGACAGCGAAGGAGAAACGTGGGACAATTTCGACATCGTAGAACAAGAATTAAAATAATAAAGCTATGAAGATTGATGTTATCAAAAATATTATAGAAGATGCGAAGGAGTCTGGTTGCCTTGTGACAATTACACTTGTAAATGGGCAGGTATCGCATGTAAACTTCAGTAAGCAAATAAAGACGTTTACTGCTACAGATGATGTAATCTTGGACGAAGAGGGACATCTTGTGATAATACTTGGTACGGATGGAAGTAGAGATTACATTGATAGCGATTCCGTCATTCGCATATTTAGTAAAGAAGGTGTTTAACAATTGATTAGATAAGAATATGGATGCAGGTCATGTGAATGTGATATTAGGCGAAGCCGAGGACAAAGGTCTTAGAGGAAATATCAACTTGGTAGGTGGAGCAAAAATAAGTTTCGACTTCAATGGTATTGGTATTGAAACATCTTTCAATTGCAATACAAAGAACAGAACACTTATGATTGGGAGTGGAAGTGCAGTAGTGTTTACACGTAAATATATTGATTGTTGCTCTATCCAGTATATTGAAGTGTTTGAACGTACAAAATAATTATAGGAGACAAGAATATGAATATACTAGACTATTATGAGGTTGTCACCTCAAAGATTTTCAAGTTGGAAAGCATGAACGAGGGGCTTGTATTGATAGCACCGGAGCAAGAGGTGGATGGAGTCCGTTCCTTAATGGTGGGATTATATGTTCCTGAGCATGAACGATACAAGATGTATACTTTCCGTTCCTCTATGAATGAAGGTGAACTTGGCGACAAGTATAAGGCGATGGTCGGCTCAATGGATGTGCTTAAACCGGATTGGGATAGAATCAGAATGAAAAGACGGAAGAGGTTCTAACCTCTTACCGCCTTTAAGATGCATTCGTTGATGAAGTCACTTTTGTTTCCGTCTAAGGAATTGAGGATGTCAAGTGTTTCTTCTGTGGCTGAAAAGAACATACGTTTAGCGCATTTTTTCTTGCGTCCACAGCCTTCTCTTGCACCTCCCCATGACTTGGTTGTCTTTTCTTCGTTTGTGTCCATACGTTAAAAATTTGGTGGTTTGAAATAAATTTCGTACCTTTGCAACGAAATCCCAAGGTGGGAGGCGGTGGTGAGAACACCACCTCCCTGTTGGAAATCTAAGCTTTACAATTCAATTGTAAGAGCAACTTTGATTTTCCAAATCCGAACTGAAATGTAAACTCTCATACGGCTTTGGGATTTCATTTTACCTACTCTTTCAGGTTTTCGGCATCCCCTTTGCAATCTCTCATTGATTACATAGCAAAGATACGAAAAATATTTGAAATATGCAAATTATTTCAAGATTATTTTTAGAAAATATGAAAAAAAATAGAGTTTTCTTGCATTTCTCGAAGGTTTTTATTACCTTTGCGAATGTAAACAACAAAACAATGAGCTTATGAAAGTATTATCTATTCGCCAGCCGTATGCTTGGTTAATCGCTATCGGCTGCAAGACCATTGAGAACAGAACCTGGAATAGAAAGTTCCGTGGTCGTTTCCTTATTCATGCTAGCCAAGCCAAACCCGAAAAACTTGACGGATGGCAGGAGAGCGCAATGAAGAAATATTGCCAAGAGCATGGTATTGTTATTCCTGACTTCAAAGACTTGCCAACGTCAGCCATTATCGGCAGCGTAGAGTTGGATGATATTCAATTCCATGAGGCTTATCCGGATGCGTTTGCTGAAGATTTTCAGTATCACTGGTTCTTGAAGAATGCTAAATTGTTCGATGAGCCGATTAGAAACGTCAAAGGCAAGTTGTTCCTCTGGGATTATGAGTACAATGAAGCCGAAATGTAAAACAACAATACTTTTGTAATAAAAATACAAGTCATTGGAAATTAGCGCAAAAGTGTTTGTTCTTCTAAGAGATAGATAAGAAGTAAATGTAAATATATTGTTAAATGTCTAGAATATGAAGAAGGTCTTATATTTTATTTCTTTTGTTGTGCTCTTGTTGACTAGTTGCACATCAAAGGAAAACAAAGCAGATACCCTTATTAAGGCAAGAGGGTTTGAGTGCGCCAATGTAGAGAAGTTAGAGGAATTTCAATGCAATCCTGCTTCTGCCGAAATGATTATGGTTGCTTATAATAGTTTGTGGCGCAACGACTCGCTGTCTAGGAATATGTATTTGTCTAGTAGTAATATCAATTATGTTTGTAATGAGATACAAAGACAAGAGCAAAATGCAAAAAATCTGTTGGAAAAAGCTGATGAGATTGGCATGATTAATAATCATACAGAATTATGTGGTTATTATGTTGTTATCTCTCCTGATAAGATTAATGGTGCGTATATAGACAAAAATAGAAAATGTACAAGGTATGAAGTCTTCTTCGATAAAGATGTCGAACGCATCATAGGAATACATCCAATTCGTAAATAAACGAATTAACAGGTTTAGTGTTGTAAAGTTAGTATATTGACAATTTAAATAAATGTGATTATGAAGAAGAAAATGATAATTGCCATCATCGTAGCTATCGTTGCGATAGGTGGCGGCATTGGTGGCTATATGTACCATTTCAGTCAAGTTAAGGCTGAAAAAATGGCTAATTACAAGAAGGCGTTGTCTGATTATCGCTTCAATAGCAACAGATTAATATATTCTTTGGATTTCGTAGCAACAGATTTTATAATCAATTGGAACTCAGCCATAATGAATAAAAAGGCTATGAACGCAAAGAATGAAATAGTTCCTTGCTCTGATTTTGAAGATGCCGTTTCTTCTCGATATGCCTTCTATGATAAGTATGGTGCATATAAGATTTTGGATAGTGTGTATGTATCATTAGGAAAGCATTTGGAAAAGATGCGTGTAAATTCTAATGAAGACCAGCAAAAAATCGTGGAAAGCTGTAGTAATGAATACAAGGAGTTGAATAATGCTATTGTTCTTGTAAAAAAGCCTTATGGCGCATTGGTGCAATATTCTAAACAGAAAGGAGACTTATTCTTTAAACTTTATGCTTTTGATAGCGAATTGGCTAAAGTTTCCCCATTGGAAGAAGATAAGGGCGATGAGAGAATAAAAGCAATGAATATGGAATTATACGGAACGGATTTGTTTGTTACGGCAGACTTTGACAAAGAACCGCAAAAGGCAAAAAAGCAAAGTTATACGTTTAGTAACATTTCAACAAATTGGATTTATTTGAAATGATACTTTTATTATAATAATAAGGTGTAATTTTAAAAATAGGTTTCTAAAAGAAAATAAAGTTTAAAAGAACAAAGAAATACACTAAATAATTTGTGTGTTTCAGAAATTATGCTTACCTTTGCAAACGAAATCAGAAATGGTTTAGCCGTGAAGTCGTGAGCATGGTTACTGGGATAAGAAGAAATTTAGAAGTCTTCGGACTTTTCTATACTTTTAGCCTCGTTCGCTACTCACGACAATAAGCGGACGGGGCTTTTGTTTTGTCCCAAAGGTAAGAGGCATACCTGTAAAACTGCCGTATTTAATTAATAATTATGTAGAGTAATGAAAACAATTTCATTGAAATTGGTAGGCACTAAGCCTTTGATGGTTCACAATCCAAGAGTGGTTGACCCATTCGACAAGTACAAGAAACTTTTGCAGCCATTGACTAGCAAGCGAACAAAGACAGATGATGATTTGTTGGAGATTTGCCGATTGCAATTCCTTGCATCCTTGTATTATAGCAATGGTGAGTATGTGTTACCACAGTCGCACGTAGAGAGTAGTTTTCAAGCTGCTGCCAAAGAACGTAAGCTTGGCAAAAAGTTTGAGCGGTCATTTGGTCTTTATGGTGATGGTGTGTTACAATTCAAGGACAACGACAAGACACCGGAAGAACTTTTTGAGGTTGGGCGCACAAAGGAGGGTTATTTTGACCCATCAACTTCCTATGTTGACACAAGAGCGTGCGGTATCAAAGGTTCGGTTAAAGTCCCTGCAACAAGAGCGATATTTCCAGAATGGTCAACGGAAGTTACTTGCTGGTTCGATGAGACGCAGCTAAACGAGGAGGAAGTATTGCAGGTGGCTGAGATTGCAGGTCTTCGCTATCATGTCGGTACTTACAGAAAGCTTTATGGAGCGTTTAAAGTAGAAAAGAAATAATACACATAACTACAAAGGTTTGGTACGGTACGGTATGGTCTTGTGGGGTAGGGTGAGGTCAAGTAAAGAGCGGTGGAGAGCGGTTTGGTATGGTGAGGTTTAGTAGTGACGAACTCCCTACATGGTGGTCATCTAAGGTTCGATACCTTAGTAGGGAGCAACATTAAAATAATGAGAATATGAAAGAAGATACGAAAAATGGTTTTGATGGATTGGAGGAAGAAATTCTTTCTTCATTTAAAGATGGCCAATTGATTTCGCATGAATGGATGAAGTCAAAGTTTGGCATTATCCCTTTATGTTGGGATGATTACAAGGATGTCCAGAAGCTATTCCAAGCCAAGGATAAACAGCAGTTTGATTATATGACCTTGGTAGATAAATTGCGTTGGGATATATTGAAGCGAAAGAAATGCTATCTTAAAAATGTCTTTGGTGCCGGCTATGTGATTGTTCCGAAGGAAGAACAGGCTGAATATGGATTCACTCAAACAATGAAGGAAATCAAGGAGTCCTTGCGTAAAGGTGCTTTGATAATTGGAAACGTGAGACCTTTGCCAATGTTTGCCGTATCATCCTATAATGATATTAAAAGCCGTTTCAGCACAATAAAAAGCGTGTTGTCTGCGTTAAAGCTATAGAGCCGCAACCTTTTAAGCGTGTGGCTTCAATTGTTATATAGAACTCAGAGTCTTCTGCATGTGAATGTAGAAGACTTTTTGTATCTATACCTTAATCTTTGCACTTAAATCTTTTGTGAAATAGCACGCCTTTATTCTTTCGTTATTCCTTTGAATATTAGCTAATTTTGCCAATAAAACATAAAATATGGCAGAATTAAGATTCGATGTCAAAGCGAATTTCGAGGAGGTTACGAAACTTCGTTCCGAGTGTGAAAAGTTGAGGGCTGAGTTGTTGAAGACCAATAAGTCAACCGACCCAGCTGTTGTTGCGGATTTGACAGAAAAATATGCAGATGCAAGCAATCGCTTAAAGGATTTAACGCAAGCAGCTTCAAGAGCCGCTTACGTGATGTCTTCCGAGTTTAATAAGAAGATGCAAGCAGCTGCAAGGGAAGTTTATAGCTATGAACTTCAAATGCAAGCTACCAAAGACCGAATAGAGAAAATCCAACAGCAAATCATTAACAAGAGATTAACTCTTGGAGTTACAACGGATAAGTCATCCATAGATTCTTTGCAGAAGAATATTGACTATTTAAAAGGCTCTTTGGCAGGTCAAACAGCGCAGTTGAAGAACTTAGAAGGAGGTGCTGTCGGTGCTCGTCAGACCTTGGAGAATATGCGGAATGAGTATGTTTTGTATGCAGGTTCAGCAAATCCGGCAAAAGAGGCAACAAATATGTTGACCGATAGCATGAGCCAAATGATAGAACGTATGAAGTCAGCTCCGACTGCTGGAGAAGGAATGACTAGTTTGTTCCAAAGAGTTACTGGCGATGCTCACATGCTTTCGGCAACATTACTTGGTGGCTTAGGATTTGAACAACTGGCAGGTAATATCTTTAATACTCGTTCTCAATTCCAGCAACTTGAAATATCTTTCAATACCATGCTTGGTAGTGCGGATAAGTCCAAACAATTGATGGACGAACTTATCCAAACGGCAGCTCATACACCTTTTGATATGTCCAGCATTACGAGTGGCGCAAAACAACTTTTAGCATACGGAACGGAAGCAAAAGATGTTAACAAAACCCTTGTCCAGCTTGGTGACATTGCTTCGGGCTTGAACATTCCGCTTGGAGACCTTGTTTATCTTTATGGAACGACCGTTTCGCAAGGAAGAATGTTTACAATGGATTTGCGTCAGTTCATGGGTAGAGGTGTCCCATTAGCAGAAGAATTGGGTAAAATCTTACACCAAAATACAACTGAGGTTCAAGAGTCTGTTTCTAAGGGAAAAGTCACATCAGACATCTTCAAGGAGGCTATCGCTAATATGACGCAAGCTGGCGGTCGTTTCGGAGGCTTGATGGAGCAGCAATCAAAGACATTGGAGGGTCAGTGGAGTAACATTGGCGATTCCGTCCAGCAAGCGTTCAACGAAATCGGCAAAAAATCCGAGGGCGTGTTCTCTAGTGGATTGTCAATTATTTCTGCTATGGTAGAGAATTGGCAAGAGGTAATAAAAGTTATTGGCGTAGCTACAATAGCTGTTGGTTCTTATCGTGCATCATTAATGGCGGCTGCTTCTATTCGCAAAGCAGAGGAAGCGCAACAAGCCGATGATATGATGAAGGGAATTGATGCTGAAATCAAGCGTTTGCAAGACCTAGAAAACTCAAACTATAAAACTTTGGGTAAGGATAAAAAGCAAGAGCGAGTAAACAAACAACAAGACTTGGCAAGTGTTGTTGGAGATACTGCTGTGTCCGATGATTTTGTAAAGGCAAGATTAGATGCAGCAGAGCAAGAGGGCATTATTACGGCACAAATGCGTTCCCAATTAGAGATGAAACGTGAACTCTTGCAGGCTCAGCAACAAGCAACAGCACAAAGCCAGATAGAACTTGACGAAGAAAAGAGGAAGACCGAGGAACTGCGTCAACAAAAAATAGAGTCTCTTAAAGATGATTTGAAGACTACTACAGAGAAAATATCAAATCTTGATGATAGGGATGTAGAGTTGGCTAGACAATATACGGCAGCCTTGAATGATTTGCAAGATGCCCAAGATGCCTTTGCTGAGGCTCAAAAATTGGTTGAGGAAACCGCTGATGGTGCAAACTTAGCTTTTGACGCAGAGGGTAATGCCGTGAATGCACTAGAAGCAAAGGAACGTTTGGCCACCGCTGCGAAGAAAGTGAATACTGCTCAAACAAATGTTTCGACAATTGCAAGTCAGCAAAGAGGAGTTGCGCTTATACGTGAGCAATTACAAGAGAGACAAGCAACACTACAAACGCAGTTGAATTCTGTTAGTCAAGCTACCAATACGACTACGAAAAAGGCTAGTACTTTAGCTACGGCTGCTTCAACGGTAAAAAATGCCATCCATACTGCAAGTGTTAAAATAATGACAACTGCTGAATTAATGCTCAGTAATGCGGTAAAATCCACAACTATGGCTTTAAAGGGAATGTGGGCGGCTATGCTCGCAAATCCGATTACTGGTATTATAACATTGGTAACAACGCTTGCTAGTGCCGTTGCTATGTTCGGAAGTGAAGAGGAAGATATTTCTGTTGACACAAAGCATTTTGGAGATTCCGCTGAAAATACAAGGGCGAAAGTTGATGGCTTGCTTAACGTAATGAGGTCTTCTAAGGAAGGAACTGATGCTTACAACAAAGCTAAAGAAGAACTTATCCAAACCTACGAGCAGTTCGGGATTAAGTGTGATGCCGAAAAGGACAATTTAACAACACTTAAAGGCAAGCATGACGAATTTGTTGCAACCTTACAATTGGAGAATGCAGAAAGAGAAAAGGCTAATGCTTTAATGTCTGCCACTTCTCAATACACAGAAGCAAGAAACAAAGAAGATGACAATTTTAGCAAAGACTTATCCGGTCATTGGTATCAAGGTGGGCAACATGTAGATAAGGAAGATATAACATCAATACAAATGATGTATAATTCCATAGCAACAGATGAGGTTTTAGATAGGCTGGCTAAGTTGAAGCAAAGAGTAGATGATAGCACATTGTCTTACAAGGAACATATAGATGCTTTTAATATTTACACAAATGCAGTTAAAAATACATTTGTGCCTATTGATTCGTTCTTAGAAAAACAACATTACAATATAGCGACTATAGAGAATACTGACCATTCGATATTGGAGCATACGAGTAATCTTGCAAAATTGAAGATAAGTTATAAAAACGCAGAAGATGCGATAATGAAGGCGGCTGCTGAAAATGTAGATTGGAATAATACACAGGCTAGGTCGCAATGGGTAGCTCAGCAAAATAAACAAAGCATAGATGCTTTAACTTCCTCAACTGACCAGCTTATTTCTATATGGAATCAGGAATATGGATTAAATTTAAAAATCCATTATGATGATACAGAAATTCCAAGTTGGATGAAATCTTTAACGGATAAGCAGTTGCAATCTTTGATTAATAGACGTAAGGCAGATTTAAATAGGCAAGAGCAATACCGAACTAATCATAAAGGAAGTAAATTGCTGACAAAGCAAGGAAATCAGCTAAGAGACGAAAATGACAATAGGCTTGATGTCGCTATGGCTGGTTCTATTCTGAAAGATAGAGAAGCGAAAAGAAAAGCCGATGCAAATAAGCCGAAGGTAACGACAAAGAAAACTACACCTAAGAAAACAGGTGCAAAGGATGACCCACAAGCCAGAGCGTATGAACGCAAGAAGGCTGAGGATGACTATTCCAAGTCTATTTCATCCTATTCGGAGAAAGCCAGTGATAAGTTGTCAAAGCGAAGAACGGAATTGATTAAGAATGAGACCGAAAAGGAGATTGCTCAAATTAATATGTCTTCTGACAAGGAGAAAAAGGCTATAGAGGATTCTATTGACAAACTCGTTGAGGCTAAGAAGAAGAAAGACCAGATCGTTTGGGTAAATTCGGGAAAAGGTCGTAAAGCCAACATGTGGAAACAGGGTAAGTCTGATGCGGAATACCGCAAAGAGGTATTGGGCACACAAATGGTTGACGACAAGGGTAATCATCTTGGGAAGACCATTGGGCAGAACTCAGAAGACCAAATTGCCTTGATTGAGAAACAGAGGCAATTAAAGCTGAAGGAAATCCAGCAAGCAGAGATAAAGGACATGTTGGATTTCATGAAGCAATACGGCAGCTTAGAACAACAACGTTATGCTATTCTGAAAGAATACACGGACAAGATAGACCTTGCTAGAGAGAAAGGTGATACTTTTGGCGCAGCGAGTGCGGAAATGGAGATGAACGACCAGTTGAAGAAGTTGAATTTTACGGATTTCAAGGATTCTATCAATTGGGATGTTGTCTTTCAGGATATGAACCGATTGAGTATTCCTTATCTTGAAGACCTTCGTAAGAAAATGAAGGAGTTGCTTGGTTCGGGTACGTTGGAAATTGATGACATGAAAACCGTATCTGACCAAATCTACAAGATTGATGATGCGATTTCAGAGCAGAAGGATAGATGGGGATTGGTTAATGATGCAGTCCGTGAACACCGTAGGCTTATTGATGAGGTGAAGGATGCGCAAGACCGATTGGCACAAGCTAGAAAGGGGGAGTTTGATGCCAAGGCTGATAATATGAGCCAAAGGAGAAAAATCCAAGGCGTGTTTGCTGAAAGTGGGGTTAACATAGATACCAGTAATATCACTTCTGCCAATAAGGACAAACTTATGGGTTCTACCAAGAATCTCAGTGTAAGCCAAACGGAGAAGCTACGTAAGCTTTTTGATGATTTGGCGGTTTCAGAGGTTAAGGTTGGAAAGGCAACAAAGGAAGTCGGAAAGGCACAGGAAGAAGCCAAGGTAAAGCAGGATGCCGCAAAGAAGAGCTTGCACGATACTATCGAGGAATGGGCTGAGGGTTTGAGGAAAATCCAAGAGAAACTGAAAGACCTTCCTGGGTTAGTCGATGCTTTGGGTCTCGGAAACACAGGCTTTGGTAAAGCTGTGAATAACGGAATGGATGCATTGAACAGTGGAACACAAGCCTTTTCTGATTTTGCAAGCGGAAACTACATAGGCGCAGCTATGAATGGAATAAAAACCATTGGTTCGTTGGGCAAGATGTTCGGTATTGGTGGAGGTAATGGTGCAGAAGTTGCGAAGAAAACTGAAGAGCTGACCGAGAGCAATGACAGATTGATGTATTCCATTGATAAGTTAAAAGAGTCTATTGACAAATCTTCCGGTTATACAGCCGTCAGCAACTATAATGCTGCTTACGATGCTCAAAAACAGGTTAACACCCAAACGATGGATATTCTCAAAACACAGATGGGGTATCATGGGGCACACCATTCAAATGCTTATTATTGGAATCTTTCTGCACAAGATTATGCGGCAATCAATAAGACTTTGGCTGAGCAAAGTAAGATAAGGGGTGGTTATACTAATTCTTCGATAAACAAGGTTAATTCCTTGGAGGATATATACAAGCTCACTCCAGAGCAGATGGCTGACATTCGTACACATAATGCGGATGTATGGAAGAATATGACCGACCAAGGCAAGTATGATAAGACGGAATATTGGGAGCAATATACAGAACTGGCGGGCAAACTAGAGGAGTTGACGGAGCAAATCAATGAGAATTTGACTCAAACAACCTTTGATTCGATGAAGAGTGACTTCATAAACAACCTTATGGATATGAGTAAGTCTGCAAAGGATTTTTCTAATGACTTCACTACAATGCTCAACCAGTCGATGCTCAACTTCGCTTTGGGAGACCTTATGAATAAAAAGCTTAAGCCTCTTTATGAGAGCTGGGCAAACAAGATGAAGGAGAATGGAGGAAGGCAGCTCACGCCAACCGAATTGAATAATCTTAAAGAAGAGTATGATAATATAGTTCAAGAGGGTTTGGCTATTCGTGATAATATTGCTGATATTACGGGTTACAAGCAATCTTACGAGCAGTCCGCTTCTTCCGGTTCTTTTGAATCAATGAGCCAAGATACAGGAGAAGAGTTGAATGGTCGTTTCACAGCGGTACAAATTGCTACAGAGGGAACGTATGAGGAAACAAAGCTCATAAATACCAAGTTGGATGCTATTGCGGCTCGTGATGGTGGCACAGAGGGTAGCTTACTAACAGCTAGCGTGAATACTATTATGGGTAATGTGGGTAACATTTGGTTAGCCGTTGATGAGGATAGGACTATCCTTGCACAAAGCTTGATGTACTTGCAGTCGATTGATGAGCGACAAGAGCGATGGCATAAGCCTATGCTGCAAGCATTCAATGATATTCACGAATTAAAAGACAAGATGAGTAGATTGTAAACAAAGAAGAGGAACGTATGATGCGCTCCTCTTTCTTTTTTATAGTTTCTTTTCTTCCAGTAATTCGTCAACTCTCGCTTGAAATGCAAGTTCTGTCTCTGAAAGGCTGTAGCCAGAGTAGGAATAACTTGTCCCGATGATGTGACCATCAAACCTTCCAGTATTGTCATCCTTTGTGAAAGTGCCTTTGTAGCCCTTGTATTGGAATACTATTTCCTTGTTGTTCTCTTGCTCATCCTTGTCGTAAGACTTAGCTATCTTAATCAGATAGCAGAAGCCGAACATGAATAGGCAAGAGATAAAGGAAGAGATTGAGAATCCAACCATTGCCCATCCTATCGCCTTCGTTTCCTGCTCTCCAAAGAAGCCCATCATCAAGCCGATGGCAAACAATAAGATAGTTAACCATAGTGCTACTGTACTAATTAACGAGAGAACACGGAATACCGCTGCACCTCTCAAATTGAAAAAATCTGTCATAGTCGTAAAAGTTTTAATTATTAATACTTGTAAGGAATGTTCCTTACGTTACTTAACACTTTCCAACTTGTCCAGCACGTCCCTAGCCTCAGCAATGGACGATGCGGAATATAACTCACCACCTTGTTTTATTAGGGCAATGAAATCACTCATAGCATCTACATTGTTCTGCTTATCAAACAATTCTGCTACAGGACAGCCTATAGCGTTTGCTATTTTTTCGATAGTTGATATACGCAAGTCGTTTTTCTCGCTAAGTAAACGAGAAACCGAAACTCTATTCATACCCATCCGGTCTGCTAAGTCTTGTTGCGTTACACCATATTTATTAAGAACATCTTTAAATCTCATAATACGTAATACGTTACATTGTTATTTTCTTGCAAAGATAAGAATAATATTTGAAATGTAGCATATATACGTAAAAGTATTAACGAAGTTTAAAGAATAGTACGTTACAAACGAATATCTGTTAATTAACTTAAATACGTTACATTTTCTTTCTAAAATATTTGGTAGTGTAACGTAAATATGTTACCTTTGCATTGTGATTAAGAAACAAAGGTCACAATAACATTATTAATTTAGCTGAGGTTGCACCTCCGAGTCGGCACTCGTAAAACGGTATAGCAATATGACTACTTCAATGATAAGAAGAAACTTGATTCAGAAGTTCGTTATGATAGAGTTCGTAAGCAACAGGATAAATACCCAAAAGGACGTTGATAGAATGTTGAATATGATAACAATAAAGCTCAATATGAACAACGATGAGGCTAAGAGCTTCTTGCGTGAGAGCATCGGACTTGCAAAGTAAGTAATTTAAGTTTAACGTTTAAAATTGAAAGATTATGGCTACTACATTTAAGAATATGATGAGAGAAGTGATGAATATGGCACACAGAGCCTTTCAGCTTAAAGGTGCTTATATGAGTTGGGCAGAATGCTTGAAGCAAGCTTGGCAGGTTATCAAGCTGAAGGCTCGCATGAAAAAGCAGGTCGTTGAGTTCTATTTTCAGAAAATGAATGGTGAGATTCGTCAGGCTTTCGGCACTTTGATGGAGAGTCATATTGACTACACTCCAAACGGCAAGGGTTACGCTTGCAAGGACTGCACAAAGTATTGGGATGAAGTTAAGGGCGAGTGGAGACAATTCAAGAACTACAACTTGATTAGAGTTGCTTAACAAGGTTATTAAGGATTTAAAAAGAAACTAGATATGAGTGCAAAGATTATCGTGATGCAAGGCAACATGGTTGCAACCATCGAAGAGACGAACAAGGACGCATTTATCAAGCGTGGTGAGTATAAAGAGACCGATCTGGACAGACATAAGCGTGAGGTCGATTTCTTGATTACAAGCATCGCAAACCGCTACGAAGTGACATTCAATCACAAGGTAGAGCTGAAGGAAAGCCGGAGCATCAAGAAAAGCGAGTATTTCGATAACATCTACTACGTTACCGAGAACGCATTGAACAAGCTGAAAAAGCAATACTCATACGAGTGTGACTTGTAATAGATTTCGTGAGGCACACGCTAAACTGCACCGGACTTTGAACATTAAATATTTAAGAGATATGGATAAGAATTTGAAGGATGCTCTTTACGTTGAGCATGATGGCAAGATTGGCGTTTTAAGCTCAGATGAGCGCAAGGTGGTATCACTAGTTATCGGTACGGATTTGACGCTTGTGTACGACAAGAAAGAGGGTGATACATACCTTTTGATACCATTGACCCGAAACCACAAGTTCGAGTGTAAGGGTAGCCACATTATCGTGGATGGAAAGCGGTTCGATTCTGACATTTTTTTCCGCAAGGATGCTTGCCAATGGATTCAGATGCAATCTAAAGAAATGCTATCAATGGTAGCGTAACAATATATAAGGTGAGGCACACCGAAACAACTGCACATTATTTTTGATGTTTAACAATTAAATTCCGTGAGCAATGGAAAGAAGAAGTAATGTGCAGCATCGTGCCACAATGGTTGGTCGTGCTGGCGAGGACAGAAGTCCTCCAAAGTAAAACAAACGTTAATGTTTTAAACAAAACACTAAAGCGTTTACAAGTTAAAGAAAATAGCATTAACTTTGCAGCCGAAATAACAAGGTTGTGAAGTAAGGCGCACGACTGACTGACATTTGAACAATTTTACAAAATAAATATTTTCATTAGCTCCAAGCGTGGAGCTTCGTCATTCCGTTCATCGCCTTACATAAGTGGACGGTTGACACAAGCCCTGTCCGCACTCGTGACTTTAGCGGATGGGGCTTTTCGTTTCCACCACAGCCAAATATAATTATTAACAATTTAAATTTTAGGTAAATGACATTAGAATTTAACAAAACTGATGTAAATGTAGAGGCTTTACCAGTAGTCTCAGAGTTCCTTAACAATGAAAAGAGAGGTATTGAAGTTGTAGAGATTATCGAGCATGACGGCAAACAAGCCGTGAACGCAAGGGAGCTGCACCAAAAGTTGGGCAGTAAGCAAGACTTTTCAACATGGATTAAAAATCGCATAGAAAAGTATGGATTCGTTGAAAATCAAGATTTTGAAGTTTTCCACAAAATTATGGAAAACTCAAATGGTGGTCGAAGTCGTATTGAGTATGCCTTATCTTTGGATATGGCAAAGGAGTTGTGTATGATTGAGAACAATGAGCAAGGTAGATTGTTCCGTAAGTACTTCATCGAAGTCGAGAAAGCTGCCAGAGTCAAGTACGAGCAGGAGAAGCTGGACAAGAAGGCTTCCGATTCCTTTGACATCAAGCTGAAGTGGTTGAACTTTCTTCCTGGTTATCTGAACCTCAGCGATGTTTCCAAATTGGCGATGGCTAAGAAAATTGCTGAACCATTAGGGTTGCCGACACCTGATTATGTGAGCGCACCGAATGGTGCAAAGCATTCCGCTACGGAGTTATTGAAATCTCATGGTGTAGGCTTGTCTGCTCGAAAGTTCAATGAGTTGGCGGTAAAGGCAGGATTATTGAAACTAAAAGAGCGCAAGGGTACGAACAAGGTACACAAGTATTGTGAGATTACCAAGAAAGGATTGGCTTATGGTGAGAACGACATCAATGAGAAGAATATGAATCAAACACAACCACATTGGTATGATTCTAAATTTGGGGAGGTATTGGAAATCATCGGCTACAAGTCTTCCAAGCAAGTAGATATGTTTGCAAGCGGTGAGACACACTAAGACAACTGTAGTAATATTGATATATAATCGAGAAGGAGGGGAATGCGTGATGCACTCTCCTCTTTTTTTTATGGTGAAAGTTTTTGTTTTTCACAATATAGATAAGTGTTGTTAAACTGAATGCTAATTTTTGGTAGAGTGGAATATAATAGTTATCTTTGTAGTCGAATTTCAAACTTATAAGGATATGAAGATATTAGAACCGAAATATGAAATCCTATCCCAAGGCGAGGGTATGGATGGAGTTTACAAGCAGATAGAGTTGTGCGGTCGCACTTGCTATGCGTCAAGTATGAAGATAGACAAAGACAGTGCAAAGCCTTTCGTTGAGCGTATGGTAAGCAGCAACCATCTTGCCATGTGTGAGCATGGAACGATTTACCTCCATGTAGCTTACGATAATGACTTCTTTGTTCCGGAGTCTCTACTGGTCAAACACTATCGTGAGAACAAGTATTCCAAGGTGATGCAGATAGGTAACGATTACTATATTACGACCAACTACAGAGTGATAGTTGAGAATGAATGGTTTGACGACTTGGACTATATCTGCGAGCCTACGGAATGGCATGAGAAACGAATAACCGTCCGCTTTACTACTCAGATTGCGGTAAGTAGAGAAGCTAACAGGCATCGTGTTGATTCCGTAGCGGAACAAAGCACCCGATATTGCAACTATAGTAAAGATAAGTTCGGAGGCGAGATTGCTATCAACAAGCCAAAGTGGGTTAGTGATGATGATGCAGTTAATCCATCGTCTTATGATGGTGGAACATTTGTTGACCTTGCAAAGAACATTGGTAGTTATGAGCATTGGAGTCCGGTAGAAAAATGGTGGTTTGCCAATAGAGTATGCGAAATGATGTACTTGTCTTTGGTTAAGGATGATGGTTTGAAGCCACAAGATGCGAGAACTATCCTTCCGCTTGATACCAATACGGAGCTGATTCATACCGCATTCGTGAGTGATTGGCTTCATTTCTTTGATTTGCGCTCAAAGGGAACGACCGGAAAGCCTCATCCAGATATTGAGGTCTTGGCAACTCCATTGATGAATGAGTTCAAGGAACGAGGTTTGATTTAATCGCTTATGAAGAAGAAAGCCAAGCAAATAGCCAAGGTGATGAGCAATGACTCTTTGGAGGTTGTTGCTCAGATGATTGTTGATGAGGCTAAAGGTGTGCGCTATGAGGTGTATGCCGATGGTTCTAGCAAGAAAGATAAGTGTGGTTGCGGTTGGCTTGTGCTTCATAAGGGAGCGATTATCAAAAGTGGGAAATATACATTTATCACAGCCAAAGTGAACGATTCGGTGAGAGCCGAAATAAGGGCGGTCATTCATGCATTGGGTGATTGCCCTCCTTTGTGTTCTGTTGATGTGTATGTGGATTGTCAAGTAGCTATAGAGAGAATACAGGCTTGCAAGTTAGGAGATTTGCAGCCTATATATAATAAGGTAGCGAAAGGCAAGGTTATAAGATACCATTGGGTTAAAGCTCATAGAGGTAATATGTATAATGAAATGGTGGATTCTTTGGCTTTTTCTGCTACAGAAAGTTAATTTTATACATCTAGATATAATAAGCGTTAAAAGATAAAAGAAATACATTAAATAATTTGCATATTTCGGATATTCTTTGTATCTTTGCAATGTAATTAAGAAACAAGGTTACTAATTTAAAAAGGTGAGACACACCGTAAAAACTGTGATTCGTTATGAATACTAGATTGAGTAAGAAAGAAACAATGGTTTATGGCAACATCGGAGTGATGGCTGATGTAATTGGTGGTAACAAGTACTTTACTTTTGAAGACTTGTATGATTTCGATTTGGATAATACCAAGGATGAGTTGAGAGAAATCTTAAAATCTTTGACCGAAAAGGGTTATCTGAAGAGTTTTAATGATTTCGATAAAACTTATCGAGTTTTGAAGTAAGAACAATAAAGGGGATATAAAATCCCCTTACATTATAAATTTAGAACGTGAGACACACGTAAAACTGTATTGAAAAAATGAAAAAGGTATTCACGATTGAGAATGCATTAACGCTTTTGTTTGCTCTTGAAATAGTATCATTAATATTTTTTCTAGGATAGGGCTTATGCAGATTAAGTTTGGTAAGATAAAGTTTACTGCGGCTAAGTCTGAAAAAGGATGCCGTTTTGATGCTTGCTACAAAGGTGAGCATGTGGCTTTTGAGAGTGAAGATATGTCTTTGTATGATGATGTCTTTTCTGCTAATAATAGAAGAGCAAAGGCTGCAAAGAGGGTGATTTACGAGAATATAAAGCACAAGTATTATGAATGTCATAGAGATTAGCGACTTTAACGCTGCTGATGAATTTGTTGTTGAGGCAATGATGCATGATGGCAAATTCAAGGTAATAGGCAAGGTTATCACGGATAATAATCTTCTGAATGATGATGATTTGGAAACCATCTGGGATTATGCCAACTGGGAGACGAACGGCTATGAAAAGATGGTTGTCTCTAATGGAGTGTACAAAGGCTTGAAAGCATTCAGCGATGGGCGTTTGTTCTATGTTATCACAGATGATGAGACTGGAGTGGTAAACGACAATATCATGGTACGTAAGCATTACGATGTCAACAATGGCTATTATATTAAGTCTTCAAGGTTGCACAAGGAGCTATCCAAGGATTTGTGGTGCTTCGGTAGCCGTGAGACTATTGAGAACGAATATAAGTCTAACCCATTTATTTGTGGTAAGTGATGGCAAAAAAGATTAATCATGTTAAGCCTTCATTTATTGAAGGCGGTGAAGTCTGGCATGATATTGATAAGTTCCCGATGCTAGACCATACAATTCTAGTAGAGTTGCAGGTAAAAGGCTCAGACGGATTGATTTACCGGACGCAAGATGTATGTGTTGAGCGTGCGGATAGGTTCGTACCTACGATGTCTTTTGTTCCTAAGCGTTGGGCGTACGCAATAGACTTAGCTCAATGTAAGCAACTTGAAGGATAAAAACAAAATACAAAATTAAGAATTAGCATATGGAAGAATCAAGAGGTGTTTACACATTACCTGTCTTGTATAATGAACAAAGTGGTAGAAATGAAGGTGTATGTGTCAGAAGTGAACTTGGAGTAGTTGTTGCAATTGACAATGAAGATGAGTTTAAAGGTGTTTTTTCAAAGGATGGTGAGATTGATGTATTCAAGCAGTTACTATCACAAGAAGTGTATCGTTTCAACACAGAACACCATGCATTCCCAACTGAACCTTTGATTTCTTACAAGATGGATGGCGACATTATCTTTGATTTCGTTGAAGTAACAATCGGAAAGATGTATGGCGGTTATGTTTATATCGTGCATTACAACTTTGCAAGCACGGCATCATAATAAACAAGTTTGATTATGACAGTAGTAAGAGAAAGATTAAAAATTGTGGCTCAGATTGAGGTGCTGGAAGATATTGCTATTGATTATAGGGGAAAGACTATAGATAACATCATCCAACAGCTAGAAGCGAGGTTGACTGCGTTGAAGTAAGTTCAAGTTTGAAATTAAAAGTCTATGAGTGGAGGACGTTTTGATTATGCTCAGTATAGGATTGCTGACATATATACAAAGATAGAAGATTATGTTGATGGTCATCCGTTGGATGAGGAAGACGAAAGATGCTTTCTCGAAGACCGATGGTTAGAAGAGGATGAAGACAAGTATGTTAGAAAACATCATCATACGATGCCTAATAGATATGGCTTATCTAAAAAGACTATCAAGGAATTCAAAAAGGGTATTGAACTTCTGAAGAAAGCTCAGGTTTATGCCCAAAGAATTGATTGGCTTCTTTCCGGTGATGATGGAGAAGATAATTTCCATCTACGTTTGAAAGAGGATTTGGCAAATTTAAAAAGTAAGAAAGGATAGATTATGAGTTGGAATTATCGCTTAGATACACCTATGATGCAATTAGCTGAAGAGGTGAACAAGAAATATGATACTGATGCAGGTAAGATGCTTCTTTGCACTTATCTCTTCATGGTATCAAGTGAAGAGGTCAAGGATAAGAAGGCATTCTTCGATTGGGTAGAAGAATTGAGTAAGTCTAGCAAGTGTGATGCGGTAAGGGAGTACGTGAAAATCAACGGAAAAGCCGATTGGCTGCATGGTGGATTCAGTAAGCCGATTTACCGACACTATAAGGGCAATTTCTATGAGTACCTTGGTGAGGTTACTGATAGCGAGACTTCTGAAGCTAAGGTTGCATATCAAGCAGTGTGCGGACAGCATGAGGTTTGGGTACGACCAAAGGAAATGTTCTTTGGAAATGTTGAGGTTGATGGTAAGTCAGTTCCTCGATTTGATAAGGTAGATTTAAAAGACTTAGAGAAACAAACCGAGAAGAGCAATGGACAGAAAAAAGATTAAGAGCTTGTTAGGTCTAGCAATCTTGCGAGTGAATGAAGTCGTACCAGATTTTGAAGACTTGGATAAGGTTCTTCCTTTGCTAGAACAAGCATATGATGAAGCGGATAAGTCGGATTGGATTTCTGTAAAAGAGCGTTTGCCGGAGTTTGAAGAAGAAGTTCTTGTTACTAATGAAGAGAATAAGGAAATTTGGTTTTGTCATCGAAGTAATAACCCGTCAGTAATAACCGCAGAGTATAAGTTTTGTAATTACATGTTGATGCCAGTAACGCATTGGCAAGATATTAAAAAGTTGGATAATGGCTAATAAACAGACGATAAAACCAAAGGTAGTTCCCTTTGAGATAGCCAAGCTTCTGAAGGAGGTTGGCTATGATGAGAAGATAGCCGAATTTTGGGCTTATGCCAGCCCTTGGACAGCAAAGGGTGGTGTTCGTAAGGGTGGAAAATATAGTGAGCATTATGGCAGTTATATTGCTTACTCAAATTCCGAGTGGGAGAAATCCAATATTGAGTTTTCTGCTGCCTTAAAGTTGAATAGTAAGCATCCGGCAATATCCGCTCCAAGCTATGATATGGTGTTAGATTGGCTTTTAGAGCATTTCGGTTACTATATTTGTGTTGCAAACATTTCGAAAGGTAAGTTTTGTTGGCAAACTACATCATGGTGTGTAGAGGAAGGCTTGTGTCATACGGATGGTAAGGAATATTCCAGTAGATACGAGGCAATGGATGCCGCTTTCAAGAGTATCTTAAAGGCTCGCATTGAGAATAAAGATAACGAGGTAATCAAAAGACTTTCGGAGGAAATACAAGATGGAAAGACTTTATGATACTTTTGTACACGCAAAAATGATGAAGTTAGAAGCTCGTTTATGTTCTGAACTCGAATGTGTTTATAAGAATATAACAAACAAAATTGTTGAGAAGAAAGGTAAACTCACCAACGAAGACGTAATTGAGTTTCAGAAAAAACTACAGGAGGTGTACGACACGGATGCTGATATTCGTGAACAGATTATTGGTATTAAAGATTCCAAGAAGTGCATCTTAACTAAAGAAGCATGTGAAGAGTTAATAAAGAGACTTAGCGTGATTAATATAAAAGAAGATGAACAAGCAAAGAATGATAGAGTGGGTATCCACTTGTGATACAGGTATCTCTTCAATGACTATGTGGAGTGCATTGATGGGTGTAAAGCGAAAGAAAGATTTGAATATTCCTAAAGACAATAGTGACTTCCGTAGATGCTATGACATGGTAGAATACGGACACGTAACCTTGGATGAGCTACAGGTTGTAAAGAAGCAATATTCTTGGTTTGCTCCTTTTGTTGATAACTGGAAGGAATTGTCTCTTTTGTTTGAAGAAGAGCTGGACAAACGCTTGTATATGCGTATTCGTCAGCTATGTGAAGAGTCAGATGCTATCCGGTATGAGAAAAAGGGAGAACTTTATTATGAGAGGAATTTTTGGTATAATATAACACAATAATCAAATTAAGAATGAAGAAAATTATCTTAATGTTTTGTTTTGCGATACTCGGCATGAGTGCGCTTACAAGTTGTCATTCGGTTTCTCCCGATGCAGACGAAGAAGCCGTAATCGTAAAGAAGCCTTGGTTTATTGGGCATGGAGGTGTTGAACAGCAAGCAGTGCAGACTGGTCTCACTTGGTGTTGGTGGTCAACGAGTGGTTATTACTTCAAGATTGTTCCAGTCCGTCATGAGATTACCTTAGATGATTTGTTTAGTGACGATAACACGCCACTTGACTTCCATACTGTAATCATTACTCAGATTGAGCAAGGCAAGTCCCCAATTCTTTTGCAGAATTATGGAGAGAAATGGTTTGATACTAATCTCAACAATTATTTCTGCAATCTGGTTCGAGACCATATTTCTCAGCATTCCCCATTTGACTTGATGTCGAATCGGCAAGTGCTTAATCAGATTGACACCAAGATACGCAAGCAGATGCAGGACTATGTGAATGCTCTATCAAAGAAAAAGCAGATGCCTATCATCATAAAGGAGGTTATCATTGGTAAAGCTACACCAAACAAGGAACAGCTTAATGAAATGAACCGCACGGCAAAGGTCGTGCAAGCCAAGCAGACACAAGAACGTGAATATGAAGTGCAGATAGCAAGAGAAAAGGCTGAGCGACAAAAGGCAAAGGCAGATAAGGCATATATGGAAGAAATGAACCTTTCCGCTGGTCAGTTTATCAACCTTAAGTGGATTGAAACAGTAGCAAATAAGCAAGGAGCAAATATTGATGTTATGGTTGGCCCTGCTGAAAGCATGTGGAATATAAGACGCAATTAATTAATTTATAAATCAAGTAAACAGAAATGAATAAAGACAAATTAAAGGTCAGTTTTGAGATTGATCGTTACAAGGTGATTGGTATGCTCTCACGAAATTGTGAGAATGCTGAAGAGTACAATGAGATTATGGGTATTCTTGAAGACAAGAATGAGTTTGTGCGTGATGCGAATGGTAACGAGGAGCTTGCAAGCCGCATTTGCAATTATGCTTTAGACTCTATCTTGGTTGAGAATCCAGATTTGGCTCTCCGTAAGCGCTTGGATAAGGAACAGAAAGGTGACGATATTCCTGATGGAAATTCCAATGTTATCGAAATCAAGGGTGATGACGCAAAGAAGTTTATAGAAGTTCTATGTGGTATTCTTCGCAAGGATAAGTGATGCAAAAATCTTCAAAAGAATTTAAATAAACACTAAAACGTTTGCAAGTTTAAGAAAAAATGCTTATCTTTGCATCATGTTTGAAACAGATGGCCTTCAGAGAGGTCGCTTCTACCATAATAAGTCAAGACTTAGGAGTTTACGGCATGGTTTTTGAAATTACCCAGCTCAGCTAGACTATAACAAGGAAACTCTAATTAGGGTGAGAATCCCTAGATGCTGCATTAGACAAGTGGTTAAGTCGCCAGCTTTTCACGCTGGTATTCAAAGGTTCGAATCCTTTATGCAGTACTAAATTGCCCTATGGTGTAATGGCAACACTACAGGTTTTGGTTCTGTCATTAGTGGTTCGAATCCACTTGGGGCAACGAGGAGGAATAGGAGTATGTTCCACAAATGGTGCGATATTCAAGCGGTTAAAGAAGATTGACTGTAAATCAATTCCCATAGCGGGTTCGGTGAGTTCGAATCTCCCTTGCAGCACAAGTACTTTTGTCATATTACAAGGAATGTAGCTCAGTAGTAGAGCACTTGGCTTGGTAACCAAGGGGGCGTTGGTGCAAATCCAACCATTCCTTTACGCTTTCGTAGCTCAGTGGCAGAGCATAGGATTTTTAATCCTAGGGTCGAAGGTTCGAATCCTTCCGTTGGCACAATGATACACAAGAAGAGAGCCGTGATGTTTGTCCTATTGGAATCTCGGACATCTGTCAACGGGTAAACGTAGGAAGCAGATGGGACGAATAAAGTTGCGAATAAGTCTATGAACTAGGGAGACAAGCGGAATGGTTCTCTTTTGTGTTTCGTTTGATGGTTTTACGAAAATTAGAAGAATATGAAAAGTCCGCTAAGAATGGCAGTCGCTTTAGAGAAGAATAATAAAGTATATCCGAAAGATGTACGGAAGTTCTTGATGGGATTGTATGCCACGTTACATTTGACAGATAATGCAACAGCAAAAGATATGGAGAAGTTGGTTTATTATGCTTTTCGGAATGGCTATCTGCTAGGTGTTAAGTCTGAAGGTGGTGATGACCAAAAAGCGTATGACAGACTGCCGGATTTGGGAGTAGAAGAAGATATTGGTGATGATTTAAGAAGATAGTTGATAAAATTGGTAATTAGTTAGTAAAGTTTTTAGGCTTTGGTGTGTGAACATCGAAGCCTTTTTTATATATAATAAGGTATATAAAGAGGGTAATTGTTAATAATGTACATATATCAGTTACCGTAAGTTAAATAAATAAAGAAAAACATTAAAATACTTGCATGTTTCAAAAGTTATTTGTATCTTTGCATCGTCAATCAAGATAAGTTGGTTGATTTGCCGAGTGACAAGTTTCACTCAATAAGGTGAGAGCGACACCAAGGGGTAAGCCCCGAAACAACTAGCACAATTGATTATGTCTAAGCAGACTGGTTTTTCATTCGCAAGTTCAAAGAAGTCATTAATTGAGACTATTGACGAAATCAAGAAGTCAAAGATGTCTCGCAACGAAAAGATAGTTGCATTGAAGGCTTGCGGTCTTCGTGAGAAAGAAATCTCCGATATGTTGAAGGTCTATGTACCTAGCGGTTCTACTTCAACGAGATTTGTTTATACATTCGGTGTTGAGATTGAATGTGTTCATGCCGAGCGCAATGCCTTGATAGAGGCAGGTCGTCAGAATGGTGTTGATATTCATTCTGAGGATTATAACCACACAGATAACAAGAGCTATTTCAAGATTGTTAGTGATTCTTCTGTTGGTGGTGATGTTGACCCTAACGAGATTGTTAGTCCGGTATTGAATGGCAATACAAATGGTTTGGCAACCTTAAAGAAGGCTATCAAGTCTTTGGATGCCGTAGGTGCAAGAGTAAATTCTACTTGTGGTCTTCACGTTCATATTGGTGCGGCAAAGTTGACAGGTGAGCAGTATGTTAACGTCTTCAAGAATTATCAGAAGCTTGAAAGATTGATCGATAGTTTCATGGCTCCTTCACGAAGAGGCAATTGCCGTTGGGCAGCCAGCTTGCTTGACAAGGATTTCTCTAATTGCCGTGGCAATTACGATATTAGACGTAATGTATTTCATGGAGATAGATATTACAAGGTCAATGCAGAGAGCTTTGCACGTCACAAGACTATCGAATTTCGCCAGCATCAAGGTTCAACCAATTACAAGAAGATTGAAATGTGGGTAAAGTTCTGCGCAAAGCTTGTCGGTTGGTCTCGCAACAATGTCTTCACTAGTGAGGTTATGAATATCGAAGATATACCTTTCTTGAATAAAGAAGAGAAGGCTTTCTTCCAGATCCGTAAGGATGCATTTGCAGCCAATAATGATTAATTAATGTAGTCCTAGGGTAGAAGCCCTAGGACACAAATAAACCAAAGTATTATTAAGAAAAAAGAAAGGGTAAAGATATGTGTGTTGTTATTGTATGTCCGAAAGGTGTTGCTTTGCCATCCGTAGATGAGCTGAAGGCTGCATATATGAGAAATCCAGATGGTTGTGGGTTCGTGAGCGAGTCTGACCATTACAAGAGTTTGCATTTCTCTACATTTATCCGTAGATTGATGAAGCGAGATATAAATGAAAATGTAATCATACATTTTAGATTTGCTACTCATGGTTCTGTTTGTGTCAAGAATTGCCATCCATTCTATAAGGCAGGTTATTGGTTTGCACATAATGGAGTGCTCCCGATTTGCTCCGAGCATGATAAAACGGATAGTCAGATTTGCTTTGAGCGTTTTATTTATCCTACTATCAAGAAATATGGTTGGGGTTCTAATGAACATATGAAAGAAATGAATAAATGGACAGCTCATGGTTCTAAGTTTGCAATGTTGCATAATGGTGAGATTGTGAAGTCCGGTAAATTCATAGAGCGTGATGGACGGTTTTATTCTAATTTGAATCATTTGGGTTATATGCGAAATGTTATAAACTTTTAGATGATTAATGTTTAGGTTCTTTTTATTCGACATGCGTCAGATGTCCGTGAGGATGTTTGGCGTTTTTTTCATTATATGCGAGTTTAATTTTGTATTACTACTAGTTTACGATTTCATAATAAAATAGCCTTAAATCGCTTGTAAATGCCCTTATTGCTCACTTTTAGGCAAAAGTGAGATACTTGCAAACAGTTTAGTGTGTTAATTGTTCTTTTCGTATTATCTTTGCACTAGTTTTAACAAATATATCGAAAGAATGAAAGAGAAAATTTTCCAGTTACTAAAACAAGAGTATAAGTCTCTTGGGTTAGGTGATGAAGTTCTTCAGGCACATGCCGAAATGCTTGATAAGATGGGGCTTGTTACTGATGACAACATCGAGACAGTGGTTGCTAGTCAAAAGGATTTTTTGGAGTCCTTGCAAAAGGACAATGACCGCAGAGTTACCGATGCCAAGAAAAAGTTCGAGGAGGCACAAAAGGCTAAAGAAGATGCTGAACGCAAGGCTGCTGAAGAAGAAGCTAAGAAGAAAGCTGAAGAAGAAGCCGAAAGGAAACGCTTGGAAGAATTGGCAAAGAGAAACGAAATGCCGGATTATCTCAAAAAATACTTTGAAGAGCAAGCAGCAGAGAAGAAAGCTTCAGATGAAGCAAGAACCAAGGAACGTGAAGAGTTCAAGAAACTCGTTGAGACCTTGACTCAGAAGAACACAGACCAAGCCAAGACTTACAACGAACAGATGGAGGCGCAAAGCAAGACCATTAAGGAATTGCAAGAAACTATCCAAAAGCAAGCTGAGGAGGCTAAGGTTAAGGAAGAGGCTGCTGCAAAGGCAAAGGCAAAGGCAGACCACGATGCGAAGATTTTATCAAAGGCTAAGGAGTTGGGCATTCCCGAAAGTCGTATCAACGAGGGTTTCACCTTGAGCGATGATGCTACAGATGAAGCTATCGAAACATACCTCTCCAAGGTAGCGAACAACTACAAGGCGTTGCAACAGCCACAATTCGGGGGTAGCTATCGTGCTAGCGAGGGCGAGCCAACAAAGGAGGACGTTGACAATGTAGCCGCATCATTAGTTCAATCACTTTAAAAATTGAAAAACATGAATCAGGAATTGAAGACTACGAAAAAGCAAATTGTCTTTGGTGAGGATTCCGTCATTATCCAGAAATGGGAAGGCGACATCAAGGGCGGTCGTGCTTTGGATTGGACAGGCGTAAAAGATGAAGTTCTTTACGCAGGTCATGTTATCGTGACAGATGGTAAGGGAACTTACAAGCCATTGCCTATCGAAACAGGCAATTATAAGGATTTGGGCGTTGATAGTGACCCATTGAAGGATTACAAGTACGCAGGTGTTCTCTATCGTTCCATTCTGAATGGTGAGCCAGCGGCAATTATGACTGCTGGACAAGTAAACAAGGTAGCAGCCAAGGCTGCAAATGGTGCAGACTATCCGGATGCATTCCTTACAGCTATGCCAAAGATTGCTTTGGTTAGCGATGAGGATGCTAACAAGTTCGATGAGTCTGATGCAACTATGGACAAAGACTAAAAGAAGGAGGATAACAGATGGAAAAATCACTTTATTTTCAGTTGGTCAATAAATACTTCCCTCAACTTGTTGCAAGTGTAGTAGAGAAGTTGAACGGCAAGAATCAGACCACATTGACCTATATGTACCGAGACCACTTGACTAACACCTATAGTCAAGACGGACGCTGGGCATCAATTACTGCGGAATACACACGAGTTGCTGCTGACGTTGTATCAATGGATGCAGAACTTCCATTGAAGAGCCGTGACAAGGTATCAACCGCTGAGGGTCAAATCCCAAAGGTTGGTATGAAACTCTACATGTCAGAGAAGCAGCTTAAGGATTTGGACAACATGATTGCGCAACGTTTGCCTCAGCCACAGATTTTGCGTAACTTGTTTGCAGACCTTCCTCGTTGTATTCAGGCGGTTTACGAGCGTATTGAAGATATGTTCCTCAGTGAGTTGTCAACAGGTGTAGCTTTGGCTACCCGTTCAGGTGGTACAGGCGTTCGAGTTGATGTTGGCTTTGCCGAGAAGAACAAGTTCGGTCATGGCACTAAGGCTTGGGACGCAGAGGATGCAACCCCACTTGATGACATCCAATTGGTTTACGACAAGGCGATGGAAGACCAAAATACCATCACTACTTGTTATCTTGACGATTACACAATCAAGTTGCTTGGTAAGAACAAGCAGGTTCGTGCTCAGTTTGCCTTCAATCAAGGCATTGCGATTAATAGTGATAGCAATATTCCTATTTTGAGCTTAGAGCAAATTGCTTCTATCTTCAAGAACAAGTGGCAGACTAACTTGGTACGTGTAGCCCGTACAATCAAGACCGAGATTAACGGAAAGAAGGGAACACACAACCCTTGGGCTAAGGGTCACATGACCTTTACTTGCTATGACAATCTTGGTGATTTGTTCTGGACTAACGTAGCCGAAGCTACAAGACCAGTTGCTGGTGTAACTTATCAGTCAGCCGATGAGTATATCTTGGCTAGCCGTTATTCTACCAACGACCCACTCCGTGAGTTCACCAGCTCACAGGCAATGGTTGTTCCTATCTTGAATAACGTTGATGCCATTTACTCTTTGGACTCAACTCAAGCAGTAGGTTAGGCTTATGAGAGGTGAGGTAATTAGTCCGTTCCGTGACAAGTTCCATTTTAACACCATCTATGAAGTAGGTGCAATCTTGGACTTTGACGAAGAACGCATGAACTCCCTTATCGAACGTAAGCTTTGCAAGATGTTGGAGGTGCAGAACGATAATAGTTCTGCATCTCCAAAAGACGATAAGGAAATTAAAGATACTCCTAAAAAGGAAGTCTTGAATGATGGAAAAGAAAATCCTAAAGAGGATGAAGATAAAAAATCAGAAGAGACACCTAAGAAGGAAGTCTTAAAGGAGAAGAAGGAGAGCAAGACTAAAAAGGAGAAAACCCCAAAAAAGGATGCTGCCGAGTCAACCGAAGAGACTTCTGAAAAGGAGAATGTAGAAGAGGAACTTGACGAAAAGGCTAAGAGCGAGCAGGATGCTGCAAAGAAAATCGCTGAAGCTATGAGTCAGGCTCAGAAATAATGATGTCACATGAAGATAAGAGAATACATTTCACAGAAGTTGCGTGCATGGAATATTACCGATGCCCAATTGGAAGATATTTCGTCAGGTATAGACCTTGACGAAGAATATACGTCTAGCAACTCGCAAGTTGTAGGCAAGGCGATAATTTCCGTAATCGAGGAACTTATGCTTGCCCCATATATGAGCAATGTGAATGAAAATGGATTCTCTGTCTCTTGGGACTACTCTAGGATAGGGCAATACTATATGTGGCTTTGCCGTAAGTATGGTGTTACTCCGGATAATGAAGTGGTGGCAGCTTTAGGACTTTCCACTATCACGGATAAGTCTGATATTTGGTAAATGTCTAGGTTATGTTATATTCCCCTCATATATTAAAGAAAAAGTTCGTGAATAAGGTTGTCAACAAGTACAACGAGGTCATTAGCTCTTCTGAGGAATGGAAAGAAATGGGGCGTTGTCGGTGCGATGACAACTCTACCGAGCATTTCACTACCGATAATGGTAGCATATATACACCGAAATATCACATTGTTTGTGACAAGTGCCAGATTTCCGAAGGTGATGAAGTCAAGGTCTATTCCGATGATGGAATCTACCGAGGAGGTGGAAAGGTCTATAATGCCCCTAAGTGCAATTATCTTGGTTATATGAGTATCTATGTCTGATGTTATAAAGGATGAGACAGACGCTTTCTTTGCGCAGGGAGAAAGGGAAGTAGATGAATTCCTTGATAGGTTAGGTAAAACAGCCGTTGAACTTGATAAGGCTAATGGAAACTACCGAAACCGCACAGGTAATCTCAGAAGGTCAAACTATAGTAATGTACATGACCATACCTTAACCCTTGGAAACAAAGCCGAATATGCGTCTGATGTTTCCTCTAGGGGATATGATGTTATAGATTCGGGTATTCAATATATCAAGAAAGAAATCGAGGATATGCAATGATAACAGAAATAGATGCTGGTCATGTAATCTATGATGACTTGGAGTTGATGGGATTGGAACGTAGACTGAAAGGACATCTGAAAAAGGGTGGACTTGAAGGGGAAAAGCCTATGGTCGGTGAGAAGATTCCCGATGATGGTTTGATAGTCATTATTCCTAAGCGCATGAGTGCAGATAAGACTTATTTCAACGATTGTACTATAGAGGTAAACATATTGCTCAAAGATATAGAGGGCGATGCTAATCCTCAATTGAACGAGCTTTTAAAGAAGGCTATTGAAGCCTTGTCCGACAATGAAGTCGGAAATGTTGAGGATGTATGGTATCGTTATTCTATCCGCTCCCACGGCATAGAGCAAGAGAGTAGGTTGAGTTGTCATTACGCAAACATTACTATTGATTTTGAAACATTAAACGTAAGATAAGATGAAACCATTTATTGGAATCAAGAGAATTTGGTATGGTGCTCCTCTTACCGAGGCAAATACACCAGCTAAGTTGGCTACATGGTTAAAAACCGCTACAGAGGTCTTGAACAGCCATGAGGGAACATGGGGATATTCTCAGGATGACCCTAGTGTTACTGAGTACAAGAACGAGCTGAACGGACAGGTTTACTATCGTGACAAGACTGATGAGGGTGCTAAGACAATTACATTCTCTATTGGTGTCTTTTCATGGAAGAACAAGGTAGACTTGCAGGGTGGCAAGATGTACGATTCAACCGGAGCAGCGACTACAACGGAGGCGAACGCAGTAGGTTGGTCTTCTAGCCAAGATTTGGCAAACATCAACAAGTGTATTGTTGCTCAGACCAAGACCGGAAACTACATCGTCTTCTCAAATGCGGCTATCGTTGCCAAGGGTGACCAGCAGGACAAGAATATCACTTTGGGTATTTCTGCCGTTGCCATGGAAAGTGAGACCGATGGTGTGGCTGGCGAGTACCAATGGGAAGGTTCTGCAGTTGTGGAACAGGGATAAGGTATAAACGACAAATGATAGAGGGGGATGGTATTACTGCCGTTCCCTTTTTTATATTAAGAACTATGAGTAAGGCAAGTAAATTAGTTGCGGATGCTATTCTTGGGAAGGATTCCGTAACAACAATGGTGAATGGAAAGACTTATTGTATTTCACCGCCAACTATTATAAAATTGGTAAAGGCGGCTAAATACCTTGACCGTTTTGAGGAAGGCAAATCGCCAGGGGAAATCTTAGGGATGATGAAAGATTTAGGTGACGCTTGCAAGGCGTTGTCCGTATTCATACAAGGCGATGAATCCATTAGTGAAGAATTATCTAAAGGAACGCTTGAAGAGGTTGTCAATGGCTTACAAATGGCTTATTCCTTAATCTCTATAAAGGATTTTCAGACGCTATCAATTTTGGCGAAGAGTGCGGCAAGGATGATAGCAAAACCACGACCATAGGAAACGATACACTCTTAGGCAAGATTGCATCTTTTATGGATAGTCTGCATTTGTCGTACCAAGAGGTCGTGAGAGAAATACCTTATAGGAACTTGCTACTGATGGCAAAAGACAAGCAAAGAGTAGCATATGGTGATGTAATGTATGAGGTAACGGAAGAAGAGTTTGGAATGAACTTCAAAAAAGGATAAGTTTAAAATAATGCAAATAAAGTATTAAAAGCACTAAAACGTTTGCAAGTTAGCAAAATATTGTTTATCTTTGCAAGCGCAGAACAAAAAGGATAAAATGGCGATTTAAGAAATTGATAAGATATTAGAGACACGAAACCCGATGGACTATACCGAAAGGCAGTCCGAGTCACTATTCCTTTGACTTTGCAATCGGTAGTTTCGTGTTTTTGTTTTTAAGAAAAGATGCAAGACGTAAGGTTAATATTCGAGATACTGGTTTCCGTGTTGCTTTGCGTTTGTCTCATATTGCTTGCTGTAAGTAGATATAGGCAAAAGAAAAAGCGTGAAGAACCAGAGCGAAAGGAAATGGACTTGATAGACTTCTTTTCTTTGGGAGGAGTTGCCTATTATTGGAACAAAGGTGGTAAGCAGCAGAAATGCTACACATATGAAGAATTTCTGAAAATCAAGGCTGACTACGTGGAGCTTTGGTTGAATCAGAATAGATATATTTTTAACTCTCAATTAGATTGCGATGATATATAAAGTATTTGTTTTGTTGCCGACAATAGTTGTATCAGATGGCATTGTTGGTATAGCTTGGCTAGGAAAGGTCTTTAGCTGGAGATATGGAAAGAACAAGAAAAAGAGCAAGAATGTGTCCTTAATGATAGGATATAACACAGGTATGTCTCTTAAGTCAAAAATAGACGATAACTCTGCGGATGATTATTTAAGACGCATTGCCGAAGAAAACAGAATCTAAATTCAAGGGTTAGAAGCCCTTTTTACAACCATATTACTTGTGGTTATTTTTATACATCGGTTTTTATTAACGATTGTTTTTTATGGTAGATAAATGTATAAAAACGAGCACAAGTTCCCTTATAGATGGACTAAAAAAGATGCTAATTTCACAAAAGACAAAGGTAAGGTAATGTCTTGCTTCTGTTGTGGAGGTGGAAGTTCCTTTGGTTACAAACTAGCTGGCTACGATGTTGTAGCCTGTAATGAGATAGACCCAAAGGTTATGAAGATGTACTTGAAGAATCACGATGTCAAGTACGCTTTCAATTGTGATATTCGTGAGTTGATTACCAATATCAATATGGGGGGGGGCATATTATGAAAGAAGAGCTTCATAATTTGGATATATTGGATGCTAGTTTCCCTTGTTCGGTATTCAGTATTGCAGGTGACCGCCAAAAGGCTTGGGGAAAGGAAAAAGTATTTCGAGAAGGTCAGAAGGCGCAAAGGCTTGACGATTTGGCTTTCTACTCAATCGACCTCGCTAAAGAACTAAAGCCAAAGGTAGTAGTTTTTGAGAATGTTCAAGGTTTATTACAAGGTGAAGCCATCGAGTACGTAAAGGAGATTTATAGACAGATGAATGATGCCGGATATATCTTGCAGCATTGGCTTCTCAATGCACGTAACATGGGTGTTCCTCAAAACAGACCTAGGGTATTCTTTATTGGGTTACGTAAAGACCTTTGCGAGCCGTTTATGGTTCAAAAGGATTTGTTCGAGCGAGTGCCTAAGATAGATATGGACTTCAACGAGAAAGAAATTGTCTTGGATGAGTTCTCTGACTATTGTGGAAGGCAAATTCCTAAAGGAATGATGAAGTATTGGGAGCATAGAAATGAGAAAGATAATTCTATCGGTGATATTGTCAAGCGGATGGATAATCGTCTTTCTATGTTCAATAACATGTTTCTCAAAAAGAACAAGGTATGCAATACCATATCAGCAATGGAGGATAGACTTGTGTATTATGATAATCCAAGTTATCTTTCAGCACATGATACGATTTTAGCATCAACATTTCCGATGGATTATGACTTTAATGGCATGAAACCTTGGTTTGCTTGCGGAATGTGTGTTCCTCCTGTTATGATGGCTAATGTAGCTACAAGAATCTGGGATTGTTGGTTATCAAAGATTAAAAAGGAGGAATGCGCATGATAACAGCAAGTATGACTTCGGGTGAGATGCGTAGAGTACGAAACTTAGATGAAACAAGAATCTATGAGTTTCAGATGCGAAAAGCTAATGAGCTTAAACGTGAAATGAAAAGACAGAAAGTTAGGCAAATAACAAAGACCTTTGAGTTTACTACACCAAATGCCGATTATTTCATAGTGGTAGGTGTAAAACATGGTGATGTCTTTGCTTCCGGTGTATTCATTTATCTTAAGGAGACTAACGAGTATATTCCTATGAGCAGAAAAGAAGGATATAGCGAGGATTGTTTTGCTATGAGCGTTCATTTTATGAAGAGGTTTGCTGAAAGGTTTTTGAAAAAGGATTTACCGATAGCAAAGATATTACAAAAGATATATACATCGTTTACAGGTGCGATTCAGCTTTATGGCGATGACAAGACTAAAAGGGTGGTGTTTGCTATTCCTGAAGGTCTGATACTCACCGAGTATGATCAGGATAAGCATATTATACACTACAAAACCTTTGTAAGCATGGATATGCTAAAGAAGACACAGATGCAAAGTTATGAGAAGATTAGTGCATTTCTTATGGAATCATGTGAGCAAATAGCCAAAGCAAGAGAAATAGGAAATGATGAAAAGCTTGGCGTTGTGTACAGAAGGTTTTATGATGATATTGATTTATTAGATACATCGGAGGCGCAATCTATATATTCAAGTTTCTTTGAAAAAGGAGGTAACAATGAAAGATAAATGTGTTGCTAGATTCCTAGGTGATATAAGACCTGTAAAGGGTTACGAAAGATATTGTGTTAGCAAGCAGGGGCATGTTTTTACTATTGGGAGAACGTCTCAATTAAAGGAAATCGCCCCATGTAAGACACCAAAAGGTTATCTGAAGGTATGGCTTTACAAGAACGGAAAGCGCAAAATGTTCTATATCCATCGTTTGGTAGCTCAGGCTTTCTTGGAGAATCCAGATGCGTTGCCGATGGTGAATCATAAGGATTTCGACAAGACGAATAACGATGTAGACAACTTGGAGTATTGCACTGCAAGATACAATATGGTTTATTCGGCTATAGCAAAGAAGACTTCATCTGTATACTTGGGCGTGACGTGGAATAAGAACAACAGAAAATGGCAAGCTCAGTACCAGATAGGTAAGAAGAAAATTTATATCGGATGCTTTGGGACGCAAGAAGAAGCTCACGAAGCTTATGTTAACGCTATTAAAGAGATTTGATATGCTAGAATTAAACAGAATATACAATTCCGACTGTATAGAAGGAATGAAGCAAATAGAGAGTGGGGAGGTGGATTTGATTGTTACTGACCCTCCGTATTGCATAGCCTACAAGACTGGGTGGAGAGCTGACGACCATCGTTTCTCTAAGGAAATACTCAATGATGATAATGAGCAATTGATTATTGATTATATGAGCGAATGCTACCGGATTTTAAAGGATGATAGTGCTGCTTATATTTTCTGTAGTGCCAAGACCTTAGACTTTTTTATGCAACAAGCGAGGAATGCAGGGTTTACCATTAAGAATGTGCTCATTTGGCGAAAGAACAACCATACGGCTGGAGATTTAGAGGCGCAATATGGTCAATGTTACGAGCCAATCCTGTACTTGAATAAAGGCAGACGAACCATAAATGGGAAGCGTTTGGAGGATGTATGGGACTTTGATAGAGTTCCATCAGATAAATTGGTACATCAGAACGAGAAACCAATCCCTTTGCTAATGCAATGCATCTTGAAATCATCAAATGAAGGCGACTTGGTGTTTGATGGCTTTATGGGCAGCGCAAGTACGGCTCTGGCTTGTATGCGGACAAATCGGAATTACCTTGGTTTTGAATTGGATGAGGATTATTTCAAGGTGGCACAAAGAAGAATTAAGGAAGAAATGTTAAATCAAAAAGATATGTTTGGATATGCTGGAGTTAAATAGAATTTATCAAGGTGATTGTCGAAAGCTCTTGAAGCTGATAGACAATGATAGCATAGACCTCGTATGTTCCGATGTAGCTTATCCGGTACAAGCTAGAGGTGGGCGTAGTAACATGAGCGGATATTGGACTGATTTACAAACAAGAAAAGGTAAGATATTCAAGAGTAACGACATAGATATTTCTGAATATATAAACGAATTATATCGTGTTCTAAAAGATAAGTCACACTGTTATCTTATGTGTAATGATTACAATTTGATGCGCTTTCTTGATGTGATTGGAAAAAGTGAATTTCATTTCACAAAGTGTTTGATATGGGATAAATGCTCTAAGGTGTGTGGAACTTATTATATGAATCAAAAGGAGTATATCATTATGCTTCGTAAAGGAGGTGGTAAACCTATCAATGAGTTTGGTACATCTGATATTCTGAGCGTTCCTATTCCTACAAATAAACGCAAGGATAAGGATGGATTGATTAATCAGACTGAAAAACCAGTAAAGTTGATGGAGATACTAATCAGAAACTCGACAAATGTTGATGATGTTGTTCTAGACCCATTCATGGGGAGCGGTACAACGGCAAGGGCTTGTGTTAATCTTGAAAGAAAGTATATAGGTTTTGAGATAGACCAGCGACAAGTCGATTTTGCCAATAACGAATTAAAGAACATGAGTAGGCAATTAAGTCTGTTTTAAAACTATGGGTATGTGTATGATTATTCAATGTGATTCTGTTGTAAGAAATGGGAATAAAGAGACAACGGATGCTCTTATAAGAGCCATGAGAGACGAAGCCTTAAAACGTGGGTTGGTACGTGATGAATTGATAGGTTTTTGCAACCGATTCTTGAGAGAAGGCGAAATAAAAGCTTGTATAGAGCATTTGCTAGATAATTTCAAACGTTATTTTTGGAGGTATTATTGATATGAGAAGAAGAAAGTTGAACAAGTCTCCAGTGCTAGGCTTCTGCGGATTTGTTATCGGTTACGAGTGCAAGGAAAAGGGAATAAAGCTGATGGAGTGCGATAAGGCGCAAGCAGATGCAATCATAGTTCCTCATCACTTTTCACACAAGGTAACGAAGAATAGTTGCTTGAATCTTTTGGTATTTTATAAGGATAAGATAAGGGGCGCAATGCAAATAGGGTATGGAATCCGACCGCACATCAAGACTGAAAAGGGCGAAGTGTTGGATTACCATCAAGTGAGGGAATTTGACAGAATGTGGTTGTCTGATGATATGCCAAAGTTTAGCGAGACGATTTGCCTATCTCTCTTGCATAAGTATATTAGGGCAACACATAAGGAAATCAAGTACCTTATATCTTATGCCGATACGTCCATAGGTAACAAGGGAACTATATATAAAGCTGCAAACTATGAGCATATTGATACCATGAAGGCAGATTTCTATGTGTTACCAAGTGGTGAGCGTGTGCATCCGGTTACTATGTGGCATCGGCACAAGACAAGAGCATGGGAGGTTCTAACGGAACTATACCCAGGAATAAAAAAGGCAGAAGGGTTTCAACTTAAATTTCTGAAGAAGTTATGAACAAAAGAAATAAAAATATTCCTTGTCATTTGCATCCAGATCCTGAGCATCGGGTTAGAAAAGGTCAATCTTGGAAGGCGAAGGTCGCATACGAGACTGAGGATGATGCTTGGGAGTTTCTGAATCATAATCCGAAGTTACGGGCACAAGGTATGGCGGTGTATCGGTGTAGGATATGCAACAAATATCATATAGGGCACAAGAATAACAAATAAAAAATATAAACAGCAATGATAGTAATAAAAATCAAAACATGGAAAGACTGGAAGAAGGACTTTCTTGATTGGGTGCAAGCACCTCGGCGCAGTACTTGCAAGGAGTACGTAGATTATATGGAGGCTTTACAAAATCAGGTTCTCTACAAAGTAATAAACGACACCTGCGATAAATACGGCAATATGCGTGAGGGGCAAATTCAAGGCATCACCGAGGCAGTCGAGAGATGCGTGGCTGAGTGTGCTAAAGAAGCACGCAAGTTAATCGATGAATGTCAGCCCGTAAAATTCTTCTAAGGCTGTAACTCTCATTACAAGCAACACAAACTCTACACAACAAGCGCAGTCAGCGTTATTTTAAAACATAAATAGTTGAGAATATGAAAAAAGAAGATAGACTTAAAATATATCGCAAATACGATGGGCATTGTGCTTATTGCGGCAAGAGTATAGAGTATAAGGATATGCAGGTTGACCATCTTGTTCCGAAGAATCGAGGGTGTTACTCTCGGTGGAGCGACAAGGAGGGAAAGTTTGTCGTATCCCATGGCGATGATTCCATGGAGAACTATATGCCATCTTGCAGATCTTGTAATCTTCGTAAGCGTGATATGAGTTTGGAACAATTTCGCTCAGAGATTACTAGACAGGCTAAAGGATTGCTTAATGGTAAGGCTTCTTTCCAAGTAAAGATGTCGCTTGCTTATGGTTTAATCGAAGAGCACTTTGATAGACAAATTGAGTTCTACTTTGAGAAATTTAAATAGTTGAGAATATGAAGAAGTTTAAGAAGTCGATAGAGATTAGCACTGAGAATATTTCAGACGTTCTTCAAGTGCCAATTGTTACAAGTTTATACAAGACTAAGAATTTTAAAAACCCTTGTCTTGAAGGTCGTAGCGTTCCTTATGATACTATAGCAGTGATGTATGTTCATATTGAAGGCTTTGATAGCGATTTTTGTATTGACCAAGGCAACATTCTCGCTCTTGATATTTGTGATACTTGGTATGCTTTTTCGAGGCATGGATGGGAAGAACATAAAAACGATGAGATATGAAGAAGAAAGGATATTACGAATACGACCCTGTTATCTATCCAAGGATGTTGTGTGTCGCTATTGGTATGAACCAAGAGGACGCTAACAAGTGTTTTGAAGGTAGAAATGGCGGGGTTTTGAGGGTTGATTTCTCTAATGCTGACGCAATAACCTACGATGAAGTTAGAGAAAAATCGAATAAGAAGCTTTGTTCATTTATTAATTTTGCAAGCAAGAATTCTATGAGGATGGGAGTTTGTTGCCATGAAGCTTCTCACGCCTGCGATGCCATCGAGGGTGCTATTGGTATGGAGCACGGAGGCGAGCCTTCTGCCTATCTGATAGGTTGGATTGCGTCTTGCATCAACAAGGCTCGTTTGGGAATTGGCAATTTCGTTGAAATTAAAGATAAGGAAGAAAAGTAGCCCAAAGACAAAATACCCTTGGGTGTTTACCCCATCACTATATATAATAATGTAGTGGTGGGGATTTTTATGTTAACGTCAGCAAATTATTTACTCATATTATTATAGAGTGTTAAATACTAAAAGAAATACATTAAATAGCTTGCATATTTCAAATATTCTTTGTATCTTTGCATCGTAATTAAGAAACAAGGTTACTAATTAAAAAGGTGAGACACACCGTAAAAACTGTAAGAAGAAAATGAAAAAGTTTTTTAAAAACTTATCTGAAAAGATTAATGATGCGGCTTTTGAGGCGCAGCTTGATGATTTTACTTGCGAGTTTGATGCTATTAACAAACCTGCTGAAATCGTGGTGTCCGTTAAGAGTAGAAAGGTTATCCATTCAGATGGAAATATTTCTTCTTATCCATATTACAATGTAGATAAGATTAATATCTATGATGAAGACGGAGAAGACGTTTCTTCAAAATATCCTTTGTTCTGCCAAAGAGTTAAGGATTGCGTGCCTTCTTATAAAGATGTTGAGAAAGACTTGATGGAGGCAAATATGAGCGACACTGAGCTTTATTTTGGCTCAGAAGCTAATTATTTGCGTTATAAGTATGGCAACTAAACAATTAGGTTATGGAGTACGAAAATAAGTTTGTAGGTCTTTCGTCTGTAATGAGTCACGACCTTAAAATATTAAGGTATGAACTAAAGTATGGATGGAAATTGGCTCTTATACCAAATGATGTGTGGTACAACTAATTACATTTAAAATTTCAAATTATGGCTGAATATAAAGTTGAAGTAGATTTGTCGGACTTGTTCGATGATATGACCATCAACGAGCAGAAGAACTTCTTAGTAGAAAAATTCAGTTCCTTACCTATAAACAAGATGGTTGAAGTAGCTGGAGAAATACTGGATAACCTTAATGGCGACCAAGTAGCTAAAGTTATAGAAGACGCTTTCGATAACTTGCATGAGCAAGGTCAAGAGCAAGTAATTAACTATGTGAACGAATAAGGCTATGATGTCCGATAAACAATATAGAGTTGCTCGCAAGGGTGTTGTTGAGCAACTTAAATTAGCTCAGAGACTTCATTGTAAGCACATGGAGCAGAAGTATAAAGAGGCTTTGGAGAAGTTAGAGAAACGCTTCTTAAAGCCGGATGCTGTGGGCTGCTTCGATTGGAGTGCAAGGGTATCAAATAGTTATTATCATCTTTAAATGGTTAAGATTATGGAAGAAAAGCTTAATATAGCGAAAATCCTTAAGGATAAGCCAGAAGGTACGAAATTCTGGACTGATATGTTTGGAAGTGTTACATTATATGTCGTTACTGATTCATGTGATGCTTTTCAAGTTAAGCATCATAATAAAGAACCATGGTTCGATAAAGATGGTAAATTGTACAAGGAGGGAGTTTTGTGCATCTACCCTAGCAAATTAATGCGTGATTGGTCTAAGTTCGCATGGGAGAAAGGCGATGTGCTGATAAGAACAAATTCTGAATATTGTATTGGAATCTTTGATGAATGGACAAGCGATGACTATAGTACTTTTTCAGCAAAATTCATTAATCTAGGATTATCTGATAATTTTAGTTGTAGCTATACATGCAAAACTGAAGAATGGGAAAAAACGGAAAATAGTAAAAACTATATATCAAAAATAGAACGTGTGATGAATGGTAAGCTAAATCTACAAACGCTTGAAATTCAGACTCAGCCTGAGTTCAAGGATGGGGATATAGTAGCCCTTGTGGTACGAAAATGTACACATATTGCTATATTCCAATCGAGACAAGAGGCATATATAGAATTCCATGCAGTTCTTTGCCAGAATGATGAGCTTCTTCTAGAAGAACCATTCAGAGAAGATGTTGGAGATATTGAACTTCGCCTTGCTACGGACTCAGAGAAGCAGCAACTCTTTGCAGCCTTAGAAAAGGAAGGCAAACGCTGGGATGCAGAGAAGAAACAGATTGTGGATTTAAATCCAAAGATTGAGCTGAAGCCATTTGATAAAGTACTTGTTAGAAATGATAAAGAAGACCAATGGTCTGCAAATATATTCAGCTATCAAGTTAGAGATATGTATCATTGTCTTGGTGAATGCTACTGGAGATACTGCATTCCTTATGAAGGCAATGAGCATCTTTTAGGTACAACGAATAACGTGGAGGACTAATTATGGGCAATGAAGATTTAACGGATTGTATACCTTGGTATTGCTCACCACACTTTAAGTGTGAAGATATACAAGATGGTAAGGCGCAAAGAAGAATGCGTAGAAAGAATCAACTTAGAAAAAGAAAGGGTAGATTATGATAGACAATAAGAAAATAGTAGATGTTGCTAAGCAACATTCAGAAGAATCATATATTTCTGGTTATTTTCAAGCTTGTTATAAAGATGCTTTTACGGATGGTGCTAAATGGATGCAAGAAGAGTTCTTGAAGAACTTGTGGCATTCTGCTAGTAAAGAACCCGAGAAAAATCATTCTGTTCTATTTAAAACTGCTGGCAATAGTTTTGGAACAGAATATATTGAAAAAAATGACTGGGCTACCATCGTCAGATGTTTTGAGGTTGTTAAGTGGTTCTATGTTGATGATTTACTTCCAAAGGAAGGAGGAGAGAAATGAAAGAGCTTAAAGATTTGGTTGCTGGTGATGAAGTACTAATTACAAGTAGGTATTACAGACGTATCGCCAAGGTTGATAAAGTGACAAAGACTCAAATTATTGCTAATAACGCTAGATTTAGAAGAGATTCGGGCTGGCAATGTGGTAGCGATAGCTGGGATAGGAAAAGTATATCTGTTCCTACAGAAAAGGAAATATCAGATGTTAAAGAAGAGAATCTTCGTAAGACACTCATCTACTCTATCAGTTCTTTTGATTTCAAACGCTTATCAACAGATGAGTTAAAACAAGTGTACAATATTGTAAAAGGCAAAGAAAATGAAAAAGAATAAACACTCATTAAAGATAAGTCGTAGTTATGGTGATATTACCCTTGATGGTTATCCAATAGCTACATATTCGAATGAAGAATTGAAGATTCTAAAGAACCTGTTGACAAAGGTTTTGGGCGAAGTAAATGAATATATAAAAGACTAGGCGTATGAAAGAGCTTAAAGTTGGAGAAAGAGTAACTCTTGAAGTTACAGAGACTGATAAAGAATCTTGTAAAGGTTGTTTCTTTGATAGCAAAAAGTTTTGCGAAGTATGGCAGCAATACCCTTGTAGCATCAAAGAACGCTCAGACCACAAGAATGTAATCTTTAAAGAAGTAAAGGAGTAAAATGTATGGCAGCAAAATATAATTTTAGAAAAAACATTTTATCTAGATTGGAAATCTGTTGGAAAGTACTCACGCATAAGACAGTTATAGCTTACATTACTGATGATATTGGCGATAAATGGTGTCTTATAAGTAATGGAAACATTGAACAATTTGGGCAATGGCTTGTAAGTGTTGGAAATAAGAAGAATAGTGTTTATAAGGAGTAAAGCGTATGTATTTTGAATATAGAATAGTCAAGATAGAGAAGGGTTTGTTTCTTATCGAGTATAGATGTACACCTGATGGAACTTGGCAAGAGGTTAAAGATAAGCAGTTCAAAACTAAGCCAAAGGCAGAAGCATGGGCTAGAAAGAACTTAGTTTAATAAGGTAAAGCTTATGGATAAGTTAGAATATATTAGGTTCTTGACTGGCGATATAGTTTACATTCATGGAAGCATCAGAGTTATTAGCAGTTGTGATGGTTACGATGCAACTTACTATGACGAGGATGAAATCTTACAAGAAGTTAGTGTTAATGTGGTAGATGGCATTCCACTTACTTTAAAGATACTTGAAAAGAATGGATGGAAGAAATCAAAGATAAATGATTGTGCATACTTCTATTACAAAGACGGATTATTTCTTACTTATACATCGAAAGATGGTAAGTTTTGGTTTGACGACTTTGATTATAGTAGCGGTATATGCGTAGAACTTCCTTATGTACATAGCTTGCAGCACCTTTTCTTTGGTATGGGTATTAAAAACGAAATGGAGGTGTAGGATGAGTATAGCATTATCAATCATATTCCTAGCTATAGGCATAGCATTTATGTATGTAGGCATAAGAATTTGCAGAAATTTATGGTTTGCTCATGAATGGCTGCTTGTTTTTGCAATAGGCTTGTGTTTTGTTTTTATGGCTATAAAACAATTAATGGAGGTGTAAATATGGCATTAGAAGTTGTAGTTTTAGATAAGGACGAATATAAGACACTTATTGATAATCAAGCTGACGAAGAAGAATTAGAGTATTTGAAAGCTTGTCAATATGCTTTAGAATCCTTTAATAAAGTCAGAGGGTTATGCCCTAAGTGTAAAAAGTCCGTTGTAATTGACGGGTGGGTATGTCCTTGTTGTGGGTATGATTCAAGTGGTGAAGAATTATATAAATATGGTGATTAACCGCCTTCGGGCATAAAAGATATTAGTATGAAAATAAGTGATTTGATTAAAAGCTTAGAGAAAATCAAGGCAAAACACGGAGACTTACCTATTGCTTTTGAGGTAAGCGATGATGATTGCTGTCCTATAAAAAAAATACACGTCACAAAGGTATATGACGATGATAGTACCGTTTCAGAAGCAGGTTTCTGTGAGGTAAGAAACTTAGATGAAGGAGAGCTGTATTTAAATATTAGCGATATGTTAGGTTAACGCCTTCTGGCATAAATAGATAGAGTATGATGTGGATAGTAAAATATCGAAATAATGTATATGAAGAAATACATCATGTGAATTACCCTTATATAGACCACAGAGGGTGTGCTACAGACCCTTGGGAATTATGGCATAAAGATTTTGTTCCGGAAGGTCATGATGATTCTTTTTATGACTATCTCGGAGCAGAATTAGTTGATTAACCATCCTTAAAAGGTATAAATAGATAGTAATATGAATATAGATAAATTAGAAAGAGCAAACACAATCACTAGTTGGATTTCTGAAATAAATTTTCTCTTAAATATGTCTCTAAAAGATGAACTTACCTGTATTGGAATTAGTATATTGAACTTATCAATGGATGATAAGGAATTTAAGACTAAATTCAAGCAGCTTCTGAATGAAACAAAACAGAGATTGCAGAAAGAGTTTAATGAGCTTTAGTAAAACTAACCACCCTCTCCTTGGCAACAGGGAGAGGGTAAAAAGAAGAATATTATGTTGATAGATATTTTAGAAATTACACCAAATCAGAGAGCACCAAAGTGTGATTGCTATGATTGCATAACTTGTCCTCACTTTAAAAATATTACATTAACTTGTTCGCATGATGTTTATATTGAATGTGATTTAGACAAAGAAGAGGATGAGCTATGAGTATAACAATACCAATGTGGCTACTGTATATCCTAGGTGGTATCTTAGCACTCATATTACTATTCTGTCAATATATTGGAATAGTTGTTCTATATGGTTTTTATAAAAAAAAATAAAAGATTTAGAAAATGAGAATATTATACGCAAAAATGTACCTCAATGGTATAGTAGAGAATAATAAAGACAACCCCGAAATGCAAAATGTTATTGGGCAGATAAAAAAGGCACTTAAAGAGTTGGAGGATTGATATGGATTCAAACTATGATGTAATACAAGGTGATTGTCCTAGTTGCCCATTTGCCGATTTATTTGGTGGATTCTGCTTTTACTACAGATTTTATCCTGCCAATATAGGTTATGGTGAAGCAACTTGTAGATGTGAAGAATTAAAGTCAAGGGAGGACTAAGCAATGGCAATATATAGAGTTGATTATTTCAAAACATTTAATTCAAAATATGTTATGGTTGAAGCAAACTCAAAAAGAGAAGCAATCAATAAGGCAATAGAAGAAAGCCATTGGCAAAAATATCCTGTAGATTTTTTTACCTTTAACTATACTGCTACTCTACAAGACCGCAAGCCTAAAAATGTTTCTCCAGTATGGGTTTCTGTCAAGGATGAGCTACCACCAGTAGATAAAGAAGTTATTGTCCTTACTACAATCGGAAGAATTAGTTTTGGACATATAGTAGATAAAAAGATAGCCAAAGACTACAACGGATGGAATATTCCTGATGTAGAATACTGGCTACCATTTGTTGACCCAAAAGATGAATAATTATGGATTTTATGAACTCAGAGCGTAAAGCTCGCAAACCTCACAGATGTTATATGTGCGGTTGTGAAATAGAAGTAGGACAAAAATATATTCGTCAGTTTGTCCCAGAATACAGGTCTGCAATCTGTATGCACAAGGAATGTGATGAGCTCCTAAGTCACGAAGGTTTCTGTGATGAAGAATCTGGCGAGGGTACAAGTGATGATTTCTTTGGCAACGCAATCTTTGATTACATCAATATGTATCATACTTCTTCTGATGGCAAAGCGTTAGATGAAGGTTGGGATGGTGATAATTATCACTTGGTAAAAATGATTTTAAAAGAATTGGAAGATTGAGTATGAACATAGAAGATATAATTAATGAAGAGTTTGTAACCTTTGAGACTGAGGAGTCTATGGATAATATCCAATCTGCTGAGTACTTCAAGGAGAATATCCTGCCAGATGAGGTAGAGATTGTACATGATGATGGCAACTATTTTGAGGTTTCAGTTAATGGTAAATCATATAGTTGTGACGTATATGGCAATGGCGATTTTTATCACTCTATTGCCGAGTTTAAATTTATTGGATGATTGATTATGACAAAATTTAAAGTAGTTAGATATTGGGACACATATCCCGATGGAGTTGTTGCAATTTGCGATACAGAGGAAGAGGCTGAAAAGGTATGTGATAAATATCGTAGAAACCGCAAGCCTATGTATGACTATTTAGTCAGAGAGGAGGACTAGTAATGACTAGAGAAGAGTTGAAATATAAGTTTGAAAAAGAAATCTGTGAACTATGCTGCCGAGAGTATTTTACTAGTAGACCACGCCCTGAATGGCTTTGTGAAGGTAATTGGTGTGAGGATGCAGAAGATAGTTTCGCTGAAGAACATAATATAGAGTTGGAGGATTGATATGAGAAGAGAAGAATTACAAAACAAATTCGGCATTTCTATCTGTGAGTATTGTCGTAAGCACATCATTTCTGAGTATAATTTTTGCAAAGGATGGGTTTGTGAGAAGAGTTATTGTAAGGAGGCACAAGATGGCTACGCAGCAGTAAACAAAATAGAGTTGGAAGATTTGAATATGAAGAAAGTGGAACCTATTAAGGGACTATCAGAAAGTGCTTATAATAACCTCGTTTCTCATTGTAAACGTAAGATAGAACGATGTAAATATAACCCATCTTTGCTTCTTATCTATAATGAGCACAGAATCTTTTTGGAGCTGTTAGAACGTGTTGGACGTGATTTTATAGAGAAGGAGGAATAGTTATGACAGAACAAGAATGGGGAAAAGTTCATCTTGGAAGTATTGTCGAGTACAATACAACTAATTGGGCAAGATTACTTTTTGGAGGTTTAATCTATGGTGGGTATCAAGATTCATATAGAACAGAAGTCTTAGGAATACGTGCCGACAAAAAGATATGTTGCAAGTTAGATGGCAAGAAAAAGCCAAGATGGTACAATATAAATGGATTTAGGTTAATAGAGGAGGAATAGTTATGGCATGGGTATGTGTTAATAGTTATGGTACAGAACTTATATTTGAAACTGAGCCTCACAAAGCGGTATATAGCTGGAGAGACGATTATGGTTCTTGCAAATGCTTGGAAATACCACAAGGAACTATCAAGAAGCTCATCGGAAGAGACTTGACTTGGAAAGATGAGGCAGTAGAACTTAAAAGTGATTGATATGAAAGAATTATTAAATGGAATAGTTGAAACGACAACAATAAAGTCACATTCTCCTGATTACAAAGAGCTATTTCCGATAGAGATATACTCTCAACCACCTACAAGGAAGGATAGACGTAGACGTGAAAGAGAACTTAAAAAGAAGTTCCCTCTCGATTTAACTAAGTTTATAGAAACACATAGAACTTAAAGAAGAATAGTTATGCTTACATCAGACGAATTATACAAGATGAAACATTGCATTGGCTTAGATTGGAAGAAACCAAAAAGAGGTATTTATGAAGCCTTTCGCAATGGAGTGATGTATTATGATGAGCCAGATACCTTATGGGACTCATTATGGTCAAAAGGATATGCTAAAAGAAGCATTCGGCCTTATGGTATAGGGGATATGAGTAAACCTCCTCGTGATATTTATTATTATAGTGTAAACGAAAATGGGTTAAAAGAAATGGAAAAGTACTTAGATATTAAAATTAAGATTTTAAGATAGCGTATGAAAATAGAGAATATCAAGTTCAAGGCAAAGAAAACCTTGGATGGAAAATGGATAAAAGGTGACTTGGTTCACCACAGAGATTCAGATAACGTCTGGATAACAGACTATAAAAATCAACTAACATCACCAGTTGACCCTTCTTCAGTCTGTATGTTCACAGGACTGAAAGATTGTAAAGGCAATGAAATTTGGGAGCACGACCTAATACATTTCGTAGGGTATAAACCTACAGCCGAAGTGTTTTGGTCAGAAGAGGACTATGCTTTTATGGCAGCCAGCGAGAATGAACCTCATTATTTGCTTCCACATGTTCTGGAAATTGGTAAGATAGAAAGAGTTGGCAATAAATTCGATAAAAAGAAGTAGCGTATGAAGGTTAGATTAGCTAAGAAACGAATGAAGAAAGCTCGTCCCTATTGGGAGAGCCAAGGCTACAAGTTTAGGCGCAAGGCTAAGATTTCATTCTTTCCAAGAGGTTATTATTTATGGTATAGTTTTGTTAATATGGATGGGAGAATACATAGTTTCTTTCCTATCCGGATAAAATCAAAAAGAAAGCGAGGTAAGCATGAAGATTAGATTAGCAAAGAAGATAATGAAGCAAGCTCGTCATCTAAGTACGGCAAGTGATTATTGGTACAGAAGATTAAGAGATTTTGAGTACAAAATATGCTATGGTTTTGTTGGTAAAAAAGACCACCGCATCACAAAAGCCATGAGTTTAACTAAAAAGAAATAGCGTATGAAAATAGAAAACATAAAGTTCAAGGCTAAACGCCTTGATAACGGAGAATGGATTTATGGTAGCCTAATCAGAAGTACTGCTGGGATAAAGGAAAGAGCCTACATAGTAGATTACTTTAGCAGTATGAGCGATATTAGTGTTATTGGTGTTGACCCTTCTACCGTCTGTCAGTTTACAGGATTGAAAGATTGTGAAGGCAATGAGGTTTGGGAAGGTGATATTCTAGAAGGAGAGTCTAAATCTGAAATCGTTTACGCTAAAGGCACTTTTGCAATTTCCTTAATTGGTTACAATAAAAGAGTATTTTCTTATCCTTTATGTTATTACATAAAAGAAGACGAAATGGTTGATGGTAAAGTTGTTGGCAACAATTTCGATAAAAAGAAGTAACGTATGAGTATTAAAAAGAAAGAAGAAATGAGAAAGGAAACATTTGACTTCTCGGAGGCTCTGAGAAGAATGAAGGAGGGAAAGAAAGTGAAACGTAGAATATGGAGTAATGGAACAACATTTATTAATAAGAAGAAAATTTACGTCCGATGTGTATCCTATAATGATATATGGGGGATGGATTATCTAGACATTCCTTTTGTTGGCATGCCGTGCGTTGATGGTGACATTCTCGCAAATGACTGGGAGGAGGTGGAAGGATGAAGAAGAAAATATTGACCCTCACCATCAGCAAGCAATGGTTTGACATGATTGCTGACGGAAAAAAGGATGAAGAGTATCGGGAGATAAAGCCGTATTGGATTAAACGACTGACCACTAACTGCGAAGTAGCTTATGATGTGGCGGCAGAAACATATTGCGGAAAGGTGCTTTATCGCCCTTACACCCACGTCCTCTTCATCAACGGCTACCGCAAGGATAGTCCACGTATCGAAAAGGAGATTGAAAGTATCACCATCGGCAAGCCTAAGAAAGGCTTATACCCCGACAAGTGGCTTGATACTGAGTTTTTTATCATTAAATTTAAGTGATATGAAAGTAAAGAATTTTTCAAAGAAGATTTACCTCAATATCTGTAGCAATGAAGATGAGGTAGATTACAATGAATTAGATGAAGTAACGTTCAGTACAGAAAAGGTTGGTGTTACCGATTGTGATACGTAAAATGTTCCTTACGTGAATGCTGCATTATTATGGCATGACCTAAAAGAAGATAAGCCACCATTAAAAAAGTGGGTGATGTTCCGATATAGTGGAGGTGGCGTAAATCCTACGGCTCTTCACTACGGAGCGATGAGCGATGATGTATGGGTTGTCACTAGAGGAGACGGAGCACAGCGTATAGAAGTTCTGTACGAGTGCTACGATAAGATAGAGTGGTTTGATTTTGATGAACTAAAATAGCGATAGCGTATGACAAATAAAGATTTTTTTAATGTGTATCGTGGAGAGCCTGTTCTTTATAAAGGTAAAGATATTGGTGCATACGTTGCAGGGTATGTAGAAGAAAAGTATATTATCCTTGGATTCTATGATGATAAAGGATGTATTCTTTCCTTTAATACAGATGTGAATGTAGATAAGGTATATGTATCATACCGATTCGCAAAGTTGAAGTATTTGGAAGTAGTAAAACATTAGTAATATGGAAAAAGATAACTATTTTTTTAAGCTTTTATTTGTTCTTTTTATAATAGGAGTTGTTGTTTATGTGGCTATTGATGATAGCTCTCATAAAGGCAAAACTTATTGGTATGAAGTAATAGATAAGCGAGAGTCTGTAGGAAGTCACTTCTCAATTATTAATAAGGGAGTGAGGACAGATTACAATATAGTCTTCAAACGAATTGATAACGGAAGGCTGTTTCCATGTAAAGATGTAGAGTATGGAGATTATATTCAATATCAGTTAAATCGAAAATACGATATAACAGAGGAAGATATGCAAAAGTTATCAGGTATTTACAAGAGGGATTTCTATAAGTAATAAAAAGCGAGAATATGGAAAAATATAAGTATACGAACAAAGAGGAAAGACCCATCCCCAAATATAGGAATGGTGATATTGCTTGGTATATAGATGGTTGGTTTGAACATCCGCAACGCTGTATTATAAAGGGATGCTGCAACGTTTCTTGGTTCGAGGGGAACGAATTAAATCCTTCAGGTTGGTGGATAGATTATAAATACAAACCCGACTATTGTGAACGAACTAAACAGCATACAATTAGAGAGGAATCACTTTTTGATACCGAGCAAGAGGCTTTAATAGCATTGTTTGAGGAGTTTAAAGATGAAGTAAAACGTAAAATAGACCTTTTTAGTAAAGACGCAAAAAGATTAGGCATAAAACAGCAGTTGAAGTTGCAATAATAAAAAAGGGTAGGGGAATCTATTCTTCCCCTATCTCTTTTAAACCCAAATCTATTAATAGCTTATCCAATATCTCATTCACGTCATTACGGAAACTTCGGTAAGTAACATAATAGAAACTGATGTTTTTGTAATCATGGCTTACATTAGAACATGTACACCCCAAAACCTTAGCAATTTTCTCTCTTAGCCCTCTTCTCATCTTAGAACCGCCAAGGGCACTAGGAGAATAAAGGTAAAGAATAACAAAGATAAATTGCTTGCGTACCATTGTGGAATTTCGTCCGGCATGATAGCTCATAAACTTATCGTAAATATTGCCTACTTGCGATAAATCTTGCATCAATGGAATGGAAAGACTTATTTCTTCCTTGGATAAGATGGCCTTAGTTTCTCTAATCCATTTTATGCGTTCCATGATTTTCTTTAGATTCATTTCAATGTCTGGTTCTTTCATTCTTTTCCGTTTTTAGTTCAACATTTCATAGACGAAGTTAACCTCGTCTGCATCTATTTGTTTTCTAAACATTTCTATGTCGGAAACTACCAACGAGCAGTGCTCAAACGAACTCTGCCCATTGATAACTTTTTCTATTCTTGTTATTCGGTATCTCATTTTATTTCGATAAGTGTTAAAATACAATACCCCAATAAATCTTTATAGCTGTCTAGGATAGTCTCTTCTTTAGCATCCTCGTTCAAAGTCAGCAAAGAGCAAATACGATTAATCTTCTCTTGCAAATGACCGAATGCATACGGATAACCATCCTTAGAGAAACATTCCGAGAAAGCGTTTCCATACCGCTTATTCTTGGTTTTGAAAAGCTCGATTTGCGACCCGATGATGTCGTTATAATCAGAGACAATATACCAAGAGAGCGTAAGCAAGGCTTCCATCGCCATTACGCTGATATGATTTCGTAAGGTTTCTTTGTCTTCAGAAGATGCTCGAATCTCATACATAAGACGAAGGAAATTGGCTGCGCTTGAAAATAATCCGAGCTTTCCGAAGTCCTCCCTTAGAGATGACACGAAAGCGGCATTATCCTTGCATTCAATCATGTCTGCCAAACGTCTAATCACAAAGATATACTTGTTAGCATATTCGCAACACCCATTGTTATTTTGTTCCACCATGTCCGTATCCTCCTCCACGATTATTTTCCATATTCAACTCTCCAAGTATGCATTCTGGATTTTCTACCTTGCGGAATGCACCCTGACAAATACGAGTACCTTTCTTGACTACGAATACATAATAGTCGTAATCTGAATCAAGTTTAAATTTGCTATCTTCTGTCGGCATATAACGGTCGGAATTAACTCTATAAAGCGCACCAATATCGTCCCTGTAGTCTTCATCAACCAAACCTAGACAAATATCAATATCCGCTCTAACATTAGTCATGTAGCCAACTTGTGTTTCATCCTTGCCGATGAAAGCCACATCTACAAGCATACCTTTATCCGTAAAACCGGAACGTGAACGAATATCCAAACCAACATCTTTAGGAAGTTCTACACCTAAATGCAGGTTTATTTGACCTCTACCCATTTTCACCCAAGGCATGTTCAAAACTACATCTTGTGGGCAGTAAAAATCAACAGCCGCAGCATTACCTTCCTTGTAAGGAACATTACCACCTCGCAAGTCAAGTACATAAGCCTTGCCTTGTGCAACTAACTTTTTTGTTAACTCCTTATCCATTATATATAAAGTCTAAATCGTTTAAAGTTCTACAATTCTTAACCAGTCCTTTCGCCCATAAATTGCGTAACTCAGATAACGGGTCTTTTCCGTACCTATTCTTTATGGTTGCTAAGGTCAAGATTTCCGGTTTAATATGTTTATCTCTTTTCTGCTGCCTTAGCTCCTTCAGAATATTCTCCAAGTTCTCCATTGACGAAATCATCCATTGTTATATTGTCAACCCCAAATTTATCAGCCAGATCATCGTTCCCAATAATCAGCCAATTAGATTTATCTTTGAGAAACTCTATACTCTCGGTTCCTTTTGCAGCATCAACAAAAGTATCATCAATATTATCAGTAGAGCGATATGGAACTACCGCCTTATCAGCATACATAGCAATTTCGTAAGAAATAACCGATACCATTTTTGCGAATGTTATATCGCTTGAATACATTCCTTGGTTCTTGTCATATCCTAAGATGTTGACACGGACTATATTATCATCTGCTTGCAACGCTCTAAAGAAATCGTGCTTAAGCTGAAAATCCGTAATATCTACAGGATGCTCATTACCCGATGGAATACTTATAATATCCAACAGGCTTACAAAAATAACCTTTTTATTCATTGTCTTCATCTGTCAATAATTTATCTATTGTTTTTTCTAATTCGTCTAATCTTAGAGTATAATCCTCTTCGTAAACACATGTCAATGTAGAAATAAAGAACTTGTCATTATCTGTTCTCAATTCAATCTCCATATATTCCTCATAATAGCTATCGTATTTAATCGCTAACGAAAAGGAGTTCATGTAATCAGGATTGAATCTTCTCTGCAAGGATTGTGCTCTTGTAAAAGCATCTTTAAATTCATCCGTCATGGCTTAATATTTTGTGTAAGCATTTCTCTGTTCTTTGCCATCGCATCGTGGAAGCCAATATCGTATCTGTCGGTTTGCTCCAGCTCATAGTTCCGCTTTATGAGTTCACTTGTCTGATACGAACTCTTTGCTAGCTGAAGTTTAAAATAGATAAACTCAACGAACATTAACATAAAGCAAAGGATAAAACCGATAATCACCGCTACCTTTGTGTTCTCTTTACAGAACTTTACAATACACTTGGCAAGCCAGCATGTTGTACTAACTATGCCAACAAGTACAAGGTATGGAATTCGTATCAGAACCTTGCATAACATACCCATAGTACTCTTCGTATAAGATGCGAAATCCGTACTTGTAAAAATTAACTTTAACTTATTCATATTTTAGCCTATTTAATGTTTACCAAAAGTCTCTTATTAACGAACCACAACAAATCAATACCATTCATCATGCAATATCCGCAAAGCATGCCAATCAAGATTATAATCTTCTTGAACACTCGGTAATGTGTCATTTCAATCTTCAGCATAGACATCATTAAGTCTTCAAAGGAACGGTTTCTCATTGAATCTGGGTCTAGCCTCAACGATTTGACATTCATCTTGTACTTATTGGCCATTGAGAATAATGTAATAGCAAACTCTGCTAATTTGTCCTCTAGAGTTCCGGCAACGAGTTTAGAATATATTTCTATCGTGCCACGTCCGCTATCATTTTCATATTCCCAACGTTTAGCGTTGAAACGACCTTCGTATTTGCGCATTTCTACAATAGCGTCAATTACGTTGAATGTTTCTGCTCTTTGGGTCTGGCTAGCAACATCAAAGTTGCAAGCCTCTATAATCTGTTCTATTTCTGCTATCTCCATTTTACACTATTGAATCTAAGTCAAAATCATTAGACGGAATGAAAGCTACATGGTCTTTCTCCCTTGTCATCGTTTTCTCTCCTGTTCGCACGCAATTAATTTGCTTGGGATTTTTATGTCGTACCACAAATGTTCCAAAGCTACGTATCATAACACGGTCTCTGTTGCGCAACGACTGCTTTGTGAGGTCTATGAAATAATTCACAATGGCTTGAACATCATCCTTGCGGAACTTTTTGCCATTTACATCTCTAAGGTTCTTAATGATTGCCTTGACAATTTCTTCTTTTTTCATATTCTCTAAGTTTTTTATTTCCTAAACTTCTAATCAAGTCGTATGGGTCTATACCATATTTCTTAACGAAACATTCTCTTAGCTTACATATAGCCTTGAAATCGGCATTTGTCGTATTCTTGACTATCATATAAGCCGAGTCTAACCTTGCGTCTGCTTTTGGGGCTTTAACCCGAAAAAGCTTGTTGCCTTTATCGTCTTCGATAAGTTCTATGTTGACTTCTTCTCCTTTAGCTTTTTTTATTGCCGCCCATTCTTCATAAGTGATGGCATTTTGTTTGATAGCCTCATCTTCTTTAGCCTCCTTTTCTTTCTGCATATTTGCTTCCATTGCATTAACGGCATCCATCCGTTGAAAGCAGAAAGTGTACAAGCTCTTGGTAATTACTTGCGGATTTGGCTTTTTGTAGAATTTTTCGAACTTTCCGGCAATAAACATCTTGAAGAAAGTAATCAGTTCGTTCAGATTAAGGAAATAATATTCATCCTTTATGGCATTTGCAGTCATTATCTTGATATTGTCAGTAACCTCATTATTTACAAAGCCACAGATTCCATATACATCTGAAACCCATGCTACAAGCCATGTTATTGCACTTCCTTCTCCATAACACAGATCAAGATAGGTTAGTGTCGGTGCGTTGCTCTTAAAAGCTTTTCCGATAGACATCTTACTACCTACTTGGCTTGATGGAGAGAAAGACATTAGAACATCATCGAATGTTCCATACTCATTGAATATTCGTTGCTTTTCTCTGTTGATTGAGACGCTGCACGAGGTCGGCTGACTCTTGATAATAGCCTTGCTCTGCGTCTTTATTAGTTCCTTGCTTTCTGTCATCATAATTTCCTTCCAATACTTTAACAAAATTATTTGGTCTCATAATCCAATCAAAACTTGCCATCCATCCATGACTTCCATTAAGAAATCCAGAAGAGGCTGCTTTATCTATCACAAGTTTCATCTGCTCACTCCCGTATTCTTTAAGCCGTGAATTAATCATTGACTTTCTCTTCGATGTCAGGGCATGAACTAGAGGCATTCCTCTTCCAGCGATAACCTTATTGAAATATTCGCAAACCTTCTTTGCTTTATCATCCACTTGTTGTACACTTGGGACGTTATTCAATGCTATTCGTCCAGGTTCATTCTTGTGTGGTTTAGATTCTTCACCTTCAGCAAATTCAATGTTGTCTTCATGTTTCCAAATAAAGACTTTCCCGTTTCCGATAGATACCATTTGTTTCTCAAATAGTCCATCAATAGCTTTTTTTGTCTTTGCCACCGACATACCTATCTTATCCGATAATTCCTTGTTGCTCCCATACACATATCCGTCTTTGTCAGCATTAAATGACAGACGGACGAAAGCGACCAATTCTTCTGCATCCAAGCTATATGCTTTTTCGTCTAATTTTACTACCATATCTTAAAAAAATGCATTTGTTAATTGTTTATTTCCACTCATTATTACCCACTTCCCTCTGCCGTTTTGGTCTAGCAATTTCAAGTCTTCAACTTTTCCGAATCTATCATAAGTACCGCAAAGGTCAACAAACCAAGGCTGTTTTCCTTTTGATAGTCTAAGAAGTCTTCCTACAACTTGATAGTATTGCGCTAAAGAGCGTGTTGGCTTTGCATACACTACAGTATCTAACTCCGGATAGTCAAAGCCTACGACCAAGATTTGGCTATTTACCAGAACCTTAGTCTGCCCATTGCGGAAACGCTCGATGATAGCCTCACGTTCTTTAGGTGGTGTCTCTCCACAGACCATTTCGCAGTTAGGTATGGAATAGGTCAGCATCTGAGCTTCTTTAACGAACTTGGTAAAAACCAAGATGCCTTTACGTTGTCCACCTCGTTTTGGATTAAGTAATCTATTGACAACACTAACTAACCATCCGTACAAATCTACACGTTCATATTCTTGCTTGACACTTTGGTCAGTGTAATCACGGCAAGTTGAATTGAGTTGCAAGTTTCCTTCGTTCCATTGTGGCGGTGGACAAGAGTAATAGTTTGGCAGACAGATATATCCGTTCTTAGCCATATCCTCAACTTGAACATAGTAAATAAGCTCCTTGAAAATCTTGTCTCGACTTCTTGTCAGAAACTTCAGTATGCTACCATAGTTCTGATAGGAATACAAACGGAAAGGTGTTGCGGTTAAGCCTATGACCTTACTCTTTAATTTATCAAGAAACTCCTTATACATGCCGGATTCAGGTTTCACTAAATGAACCTCATCAATCAATATGTACTTGAAGTCAGTAAACAATTCGGGATGTCCTTTCACACTACCAATTGTAGCAAAAGTAACATCGCTGATTTCCTTTGATTTAAAGCTAGCGGAATATATGCTGGCATTATCAAATCCATAAGAACAATACTTCTTGTAGTTTTGTTCCAAAATTTCCTTAGTAGGAGAGAACACAAGCACTTTATCCTTGAGTCTAGCAGCTATATCTGCCAAAATCAATGATTTGCCCGATGCAGTAGGAAGCACTTCTAGAGCGTTCCAATTTTTCTTTTCATCCAAGAAAAACTCAACAGCCTTCTTGCTTGCCTCTTCTTGATATGGTCTTAATTTAAACTTCATTTCACAAATAATATGAAATCACTTTTGTTACTATATAGGAATGCACAAGTCTTATGCATAACAAAAGCCAATAGAAAAATGACCTTACAGTTTTTATGGTGTGTCTCACCAAGACGATTGCAAAGGTACGAAGAATAATTTGAAAATGCAAACAATTTAGTGTTTATTATCGATGTGATAACATTATTTAAACCTTATTGATTTTCTTTTTCTTCATTCATTTTCAGAATTAGAGCCGCATAGTATTTATAGAGTTCCTGTAATTCAAACACCGACCAATTCTTTGCTTGATGTTTCATTACCTCCAATAAATCAACTTGTTGCTCTCCGAGCCGCTTAACTTCTTCCATATCTAAAGGAACGTGAGGATGCTTTTGCAAATAAGCCAATCTTCCAAGCTTCATTACTAAATTCTTTCTATAACCGATAAGATGGTCAGAAGAGAATCTGTTGCATCGTTTGCATTCCGCATTCTGATTACGTGTATCAAAGCGCAAACTCATATGAGTTCGTCCGCAATAATGCCCATTGTCGGCTTGGTCGATTGGCAATATTCGTCCACAACTGATACATCTGAAGTACTTATAGTGAAACTCTCTAGAGTCTCTCATGCGGATATAAACCGACATAAGCCTATCTAGCTTGTCAACCCACTTTTGCTTCTCGCTCCTTTGGTGTTTAGGCTTCTTTCCACCTTTGTTGAATCTATCATAATATCCCATAATCTTTATCCTTTATCAAACCAAAAGTCATAGTTGCTGCTGTGGGGGTCGAACCCACAACCTTTTTCCGATTTGGGCGGACGTTCTACCATTGAACTAAGCAGCACCACCCCATAGGGGGATTTCAAACTAATTAAATAATAAGAAAAATGAAAAGCCTTACTCCTTTGGTTTACCCATATGCAAGAATACATCCATGATTGATGTTTCCTTAAGGCTTGTAATATTGTAATCAATCATAGTCTTACCCATAATCTCATCAACATTCTTGCGAGCCTTTTCAATGGTATCACCCTGCACAAGATAGCGAACCTTTGTCTTTCTCTCCTTGTCTGATTTTTCGTCAATAGTAATCATATTAATACTGCAATCGTAGTATTTATCCTCACTATCAACTTCCGAAAGGAACAACTCCGAGAAACCAGCTTTCTTCATAGTGACAATCTCCATATCACCATTGGTGTATGCAGCCATTTCCTCTGTCGTCTTAGCCTCGCATTCTGACCATGACAAGGCATCTACAACATATTGTTCAGTAGTCTTGGCGTTCGTTCCATCTTCTAGAGTCTTCTCATAACGAACACCTACAATAAAATACTTTCCTGTTAATGATTTCATATTCTTATATCTTAAATTACTGAATGTGGTATTTTTGTCACCTACATCCTTACAAAAACTCTTTATTTAATTCTGCTTGCCTCTCCACCTGCGTCTGCCATACCATATAAGCATGGTCTTGCGGAGTCGGTATGTATAATCCTCTTTCCATAGAGCAATGATGAAGCCATCGGTCTATACATAAAGACATTTCTTCTTTGTCAAGGTCTGGTATGTGCCTCCAATATTGAAAGGTCTTTCCTTGCTTATTCTCACGCTCCCTAAGAAAAACATCCTTATTTACACGTTTGAACTCTTGTTCGATATAGTCCTTGGTATATCCCTCTTCTATAGCTACATAAGTGATTGTTACCCACAGATAAGCATTCTGTTGTATTGTCCTAGATTGTTGTCTTTCTTTAAGGTCAACAACAAAGAACTTCTCATTATAATAATCACCTTGTAGTTTCTTGGCTTTGGCTATCATTGCCTTAGTCCGTTCCTCGAACTTTTCAAGCTCGACAGGATTCAACATATTATATACCATCTTTCTTTAATGAAAGGTGGAGAAAATTAATTCTCCACCATAATAAGTTTAAAATGGTGCATCAGATGCGCTATTGCCACTTGGCTGCGCTGGTGGCATTGGGGCTGCACCTGCGGCTGGAGCTTGTGGTGGAAAAGGATTGTTAGCGGCAGCTTGCATTCCACCTTGTGGCGCATTGTTCTGTGCTTCTATCTTTTGCATCTTGTAGCCTCGAACCGATGTGAACCAATCTGTTGTACCATCCTTCTTCGTTCCTTGATATGATTCAACGTCAAAGAATACTTCAGCAATATCCCCGACATTAAAACCATCCGGAACATGTACATTCTTACCACTGAATTCAAAGATGATGCGCTTTTCGTAGCCACGTTCACCTGTCAAACCATCGAAATGTGTTGCATCAAGCATCAAACGTCTCTTTTCAAATGGTTCTTTACCCTGTCTCTGAATAGATTGAATGCCTTCGATAGCAACAATCTTACCTTTATAACTATTTGCCATAACTTAAAATATTTAATTAAACAATAAATTATCCAACTCGTTTCAAGGTCAAACTAGGCTTTACCTTAGTTACCTTTTTATACTTTTTCAATAGATGGTTGTAAGCCTCTTCATCATCCGCATCAAAAGCCTTCGTGTCTAACGTAACCCTCTCAGAAGCAGACTTCAAGGAATAAGTGTAAATTGAAGTTTTATAAGATGTGAGGTTGTCATTTGACATACCATCAAAGATAGCTGCCTTCAACTCCTTTTCCTGTTCTTGCAATTTAGCTATGCGCTCTTGAACGTCCATGAGTGCGATTTCGTTATCTATAATGTAATAAGGTGTTTTTGTATCATCACTATACAAACGACCTTCTTTCTCGCATCGGAACAAATCTTTAACATCACTCGCAGGTCTTGGCTTGCCTAATGGGATGAGTTTACAGATTGTTCCACGCTTCTCGTCATCACGCAACCACATACAACATATACGTGTAACCTTCAGATGAGGATTCAACGTTTCGAAACCGAACTTATACATCGAGTTCTGCCAACGCACATACTCCTTATTAACGGAATAAGTACCCTTAATATCCCAAATCTCAACCTCATCGTCCGGTGCATCATCCTTGTGCATCACCAAGTCAATAGCACTTGCATGGTCTTCTCCGATTCGAAGGACATATTCGCTACCTATAATCTCATATCCATTCTTCTTGATATAAGCGACAAAAGCCTTGACACTCTCTGAGGCTGGCTCAATACCCAATGAAGCAAACAACTCTACCTGCTCATGGATAATAGTGCCTTTTTCGGCAGCTTTCTTCAATTTCTCTTCGCTTACGTTAGAGTACATATTGGGGAATACATACTGATGAAGCATACCTGTAATACCACTCAATTCACGACCATCATAAAAGTACTGGTGTGTGGAGTCCTCATAAAGGACTCCGCTGTTATTCAATTGTATCATACTAATCTTGATTTAAATTGTGTCAACTTAGCTAAGAACTCTGCATTCTTTTGATATTCGGGATAAGCATCATAAACTGCTTTTAAATCCTTCTTGCTCTGTGCGAGTTCCATCTTTCGTAATGCACATTTTCGTTTAAACTCTTCGGACTTCTGAAGGTCTGGAAATCCGTTCCAAACTCTATCAACGTCCTCCCAAATCTGAGCCTGTTGCAATTGTGGATAAGCATACTGTTTTTGCTCATTAAGATTTTCATCTTTTTCTTCCTCACTCTTTGGAGCTGGTTCGGAGCATCCATATACTTCTTTCTGCTTATTCATCCATTCAAGAACTTCTTGCTCGGTCATGCCACAATACCAACGTACAATGTTATTTTCATCTTGAATGATGAGTTTTGTTATACATCTGTTAGTATAACCTACATATCCTACATGGAAAATTGTCTTCAACTTTCCGCTTTGAGAATATTCGGTGTTTCGGTTGAGGTTGATGAATATCTTCTTGGGAGCAGTATACAATTCTCGACCGATACCTAAACAAGAGCATGCACGCTTGAAAGAATCACTTGCTTGACCTTTTACGGCTTCAGTGTTACTTGGCGTACCAACATCTTGCTTATCTATCCAACCGATGCCTTCTTTATAAACGGAAACCGTACAAAAGAGGTTCTGGCCAATAAGCTCATGCTTACGTTTCCAACCATAGATGCCGAACTTTTCATCTAATCGTCTCATGTCACATCTTGCGTCCTTGTAAAGCAATAAGGAACACCAGTCCGGTGACTTCTGATTACCACCTTGACCAACACGGACTTCTATCTCATCCGCATCAAGGAGGCGAAACTCATAATCCTTAATTTCTACGCTCTGCCCTTCTACAGGCTTCGCTGCCTTATTTTCTGCCATAGTCGTATATTTTAAATAATCATTTTCTTTATCTGACAAGAAACAACAAGTTCATTGATTTCTTTGAGAGAATAATATCTAGGTGAGTTTTTACTATCACCTACATATTCTTTCATTAACCTATTCTTGACCCATTTGTCAATCATCTGTTTTTCGAATCCTTTTGATGCAAGATAGCATTCGGCATCCTTTCTGCGTATCTTGTCGGAACGCAAGCCCATTTCGAATTGGGCATCCATCCGTCCCGCTTGAAATGCGACTGATACTAATTGCTTAATCTCGCTTAATGACATATTCTTTCTACAGTTTTTATGGTGTGTCTCACCTTTTTATGTAATATTACAAAAAATATATTAAATTTCTTGCAAGTTACGATATTTTTATGTATATTTGCAACATATTTAATGTTTACGAGTGCAAAGATAAGAAAAGTATCGCAAATATGCAAATAAATTAGTGTTTAAATATACTATATTAACCTTTATTATCTTTAAACTCTAAATGTTTACATAAATTAAGTTACACATGCGCTTACTGCGTATTAAATTTTAGGTTATGAATAGTGCATACGAAAGACTGAAGGCTGTAATCACTGCTTTGGGTTACACTTCAAATGAAAAATTCGAGGAGACCGTAGGCTTAGGACATGGCTTCGTAAGCCGTATAACTAATCGTGTATCTTCCAAAAGCTTGCAAGCTATAACGAGAAAATTTCCGCAGGTAAATCCAAGTTATATTAGGACAGGAATGGGGGAAATGTTCATCTCTTCACCTATAAAGGTAAGCGAAAACGAAAACGCAAAGACTAGACTTCGTGAGTATCTTAAATATAAAGGAATTACCAAACGTGAATTTTGCGACAAAGCCGATGTGGCCTCTAACTTTCCAATCATAGGGAAAAATGGTGTGTTCACGGCAAGGGTATCTTATAGAGTAAATTCTAAATTCCCAGATCTTAATATGGATTGGCTAGCTAATGGAGCTGGTGAAATGTTGCAGCCGGAGGCTAATATTGAAAAATTCAACAACTACAAAAGCAGAATTGCGCCATTCTGTACGGAGATGGGAATTAGTACTACATTCTTCTTGCGGAAATGTAAGAGCTATACCAGTGCAATTAACAGGTTGCCGGATATGCCTAGCGAGACTTTCTTGAAGAATATCTCTTTGGCTTACCCTCAGCTAAATTTGAATTGGCTTAAGACTGGAGAAGGAAAGATGTTTAATGACGACATCAAGTCGAATATCAATTCAAGCGTCAGCTTTGTTCCTCTTGTTCCACAGATGGCTTATGCAGGTTATCTCAGCGGATATGCAGATGATGTATATATATCATCGCTCCCTACAATCCCTATTGTAAAGGAAGATAAAGAAAAGTACGTAGCATTCGAGGTAAGCGGTGATTCTATGGATGATGGCTCGTCTAGAGCTTATCAGAATGGAGACATCGTTATATGTAAAGTCTGCCCTGACTACATGGTCAAGAGCAATGGACTTCATATAGACGGAAAGGAATATATCATAGTTCATAAAGAAGGTATTCTGTTGAAGCGTATCATTGACTTGGATATGAATAATGGAAAGCTTATATTGCGTTCCTTTAATCCTACCTATCGTGATTTAGAGTTGGATTTAGTAGATGTGAAGCAGCTCTTAGTTGTGGAATATCAGCAGAAAAGGAAATGATAATGTAAAGTATATTTGTATGTTCTGCGGAGTAGGCTTGCATAAAATGTCGCAAAATTGCCGCAAAATGATTATTCGCCTATAGCGTAAGTCGCTATTGTTTAGATATTTTATTGGTGTTCCGTATAACAGCCTTCTAAGCTGTGGGTCTTGGGTTCGAACCCCAACGGAATCACGA